TAAAGTACGCCAGCTTGTCATCCACGTTTCCCGGTAAAAAACCCATTCGTTGATCTGATGCTTCCACAGAAGAACGTAAATACATCATATCAGAAATACATTTCATATTAAGAAGTTGAAGCCCACAATATACCGCCAGTAAAGTTTTACTTGTCCCTGCCGGTCCATCTACAAAAACTATCTTCGTATCCCTATGTAAAGCAATTTTAAAAAATTCTTTTTGCTTTTCTGTCCAATCGAATTGATTTATTTTGATTTGTCTTTTAATAGGCTCGAAGGAAGTCATTTCGTCTTGAAGTTCTTCTGCCAAAGCTCGAGTTTTCTTAGCCATGTCTGTATGTATTTACACCAATTAATTAAAAAAGTGCCCCGGGATTTTTTTAGCTTTATCGCCGCAACCATAATAAAAAGAATTAAAATATTTCAAAAACCGGGGGGGGTGGTTATTGCGCTCTTTATGTTAAAAGCATTTGTTTTGTTGGGGGAGATTGAAAATACCCCCCCACCTACCTAAAACACAAAAAAAAACCACCTTTTTTTTCAAAAAGGGGGTGTCAAGTCAAATTTGTTAACAGTTTGTTAACAGGGTATTAACAGAGGGTTGTTAGGAGTCCAGTGCCAATGCGTCCCCCTTCCATACTCGCCTGTCGTCTCTGAAGTCTAGCACTTCATCAACACTGGCCTTGCGAATGTCTTCGAACTTTATGGTTTCCCCATATCCTTCGTCTGCAGCGTTGACTCCCCACACTCCACGACAGGGAAGAATGGTTGTGATGCGGATGGGTTCACTGGTCAGAAGATTGAACCAAATCTGACCCCGTTTGATGTTTGTTGTCTTATTCATTTATAAAAAATGTTTGTCCTTCGTCTTGGGAAAAAACTTCTAATGTTTCTCCGAGTCGTTGAACTGTGAGAGTGTCTAATGTTGCTCCGAAGTCATCGAAAGTGTGCCAATCGGTAATCCTCCAAAGCCCTAGTCCTTCGCTTGGTATGTCAAGCCAGCCATGTTCGGTAAGGGCTTCGTCGGTGTTAAGTGCTTTTCCTGCGAAGCTGTTTTTGGTTATAGGAATTAACCTTATGTCTGTTTGGTTGTTCATTTTCATTTTCATGCGATTAGTATAGCATAAGAGGTGGGACATCCGCTGTCCTACTTGTACATATGTTCGAGTTTTTCGTGGCGTAATTCTTTATCTACTTCTGGGGAAAATAATGGACGTTCTTCCACCTTTACTACTTCGGACTTGTGCCAGTGATAGGATGCGCGAGCATCTTCTGCGTTGCGGTGTTTGCTACCGAAGCGCGTGCCCGAAGCCATTGTGATTGTGAAGTGTTTCATGTTGTTCTTAATTATCATGCACGTAGTTTAGCACAAAAAAACGCATTTGACAAGAAAAAGTTATTCACAACATGTTAATAAGTTTATGCTGTTTAAGCACAGGTTGGCACGGTACTTGCTAGTAAAAATGAAGGGTGTCACCCTGCTAAGTGCTTGAGGTTCAACGACTTAAAAATCGGCGGGGGGGGACCCCCCGAAATAGTACGTGTACGTACTATATTCTGAGTGTCAAGAAAAAGTTATTCACACTAGATGGTGTCCTTTACAACACTATTTGCGATTGGGCCAAGGCTTTGAGGAGTCTTGGCGAATTGAGTAGGCTCTTGAATCTCACTGACAAAAGTGACATCCACGAATGCAATCTTGCCGCTAGTGTGGGCAATCTCAACCTCAAGGCTACGACCGTCGGCCATGACCTTGCGAACAAAGGCGGTTTTGCCAGCGAACTGACCCACGTTAATCTTGACCTCTTGATTGAGGAGGAGTTGAGCTTCTGTGATGTTGTTTTCGTTTTTCATTTTCATGCGTCTAGTATAGCACACTGGGTGGGACATCCGCAGTCCCACCAACAATTTTCTTTATGGTGAAGGTGGGCAACCTTTGCCTTCAAGGCGTTTTTTCTCGTACGGTGTGAGCTTGTCGTAGTTGATGTTGCTTTTGGTTGTTTTCTTGTCTTTCATCTTATCTCTTATTCTTAAAATGTTTAACCAATCTGATCTTTTCATGTTAGTACTATATCACAGTAGGTGGGACATCCGCTGTCCTATCCATTAACTTCCTCAATTTTTTCTATGGTGCGAAAGAAAGGCTTTTCCTCCACGTTCCTTTGCCAGCTTTGGCCGTCTATGATACGGCGAGCGTGTGCCGCATCATGTGCGGAAATGAATACCTCACCACCATCGGTGAATGTTACTGTGAAGATGCTTTCTTTTTTCATGTTGTTTCTCTTACTTTCTATGCGTATAATATAGCACAAAAAATGCCACTTGTCAACCCTATAAATTAAAAAAGTTATTCACAGGCCATTGTTAATAACTAGTACGTGTACGTACTATCGGCGGGGGGGGACCCCCCTGAGATTGAGACTCAGTCTCATTACAGTTGTAAAACAAAAGTTATTTGCCCGCTGTTAATAAGAAGAGTCGCCCGCCTTACTCATCACGCTGTCTTGCTACAGGTCAGACCTCACGGCGCAAGCGTAGGTTTTCAGGCTGGCGATTGTTATACTAAATAACAACCTTTATAAATTGCCCAGCTACAAGGCCCACAATAAAGGTTATGATGCCGATGTTAATCACGAACAAGTTGTTCGTACAGTTTTGTTTTTCTTTTGTTGTCATAATTATCAACAAGGATTTTAGTTGTTAAAAATTTCACGGTCATCCACAAAGCTATTCCAGAAGGGCAAGCGGGCAAGCTCCTCTGTGCCTTGTTCGGTTACTTTGACCAGCACCAATCCGAGGCGTTGGCGACGGTGCGCGTTCATGCCCCGATTGATTTCTTTAATGTCGTAAGGGTGAAAGCTGTGGTCAGCATAAGTGAACCGTGCATGAGTTGCGCCCTCTGCTACTGCGTTGGCGTACTTTTTCCAGTTCTCTGGGCTTAATTCTGATAGTAGGTTTTCCATAATCTTGTCTTTGTTGTCGTTCTTCATTTTCATCATGTGATTAGTATAGCACAGAGGGTGGGACATTTACCGTCCCACCTGTTAAATTCTTTTATTCCATATCCTGCCAGCTATCGCCATCGTCATAGGAAACGTATTCGCCACCGTCTTTAAGTTCAACGTAAAGCCAGCAATGACCTTCGTGGTCTTGCTCGTTGATGCTTTTAATCTCATGCACCACCCCATCAATGATTAGTGCTTCGTCGTTGTTTGTTATCTGTATGTCGTTCATAATCATGGGTAAACTATAACATAGAGGGTGGGACAATAGCTGTCCTACCTAAAACTTTTTCGGAATAATTCCAGCTTCTTGATCGGAAGCACTCGATACGGAAAACCCCCTCTTGATGTAGTCCATCAACCCTTGCTTGTTGATAAAATGTTGTTCAAGCTCATTAAAATCATCCTCACCCGTTCCCATGTTGTTGGCGTGCTGTAACGCCCGAAACAAGCCCACAGCTAAATTGAATGTCTCACACTCCTTCGCTGCGGCAAGGTTCTGCTTGCGCGACTGAGGGACATAACCCCAACCAATGTGTGGAAAATGGGGAACTGTGTTTTGGTAAGGTTTTTTGCCGTTCTTCATTATGATGATAGACTAACAGACTTCTTAAAAAAAGTCAATAATAAACTTATTCACAATCAAACTTTTTTTTTCATAGGTTGGCACGGAACCTGCTAGGAAAAAACGAAGGTATAACCTAGTTAAGTTACTGAACAGCAACGACTTAGCAGGGTCGCGGGGGGGGACCCCCCGAAATAGTACGTGTACGTACTATATTCTGGGTGTCAAGAAAAAGTTATTCCCAGCCCTACTCGTCACGCTGTCTTGGCGAGGCCTTTGGCACTACGAGCCGCAAGCGTAAGGTTTCGGGCTGGGAAAGCTACCACTCTGGGTATTCATTGGCATCATGCCAAGCGTCATCTGCTGTCGAACCCGTAGCCGTCATGTTCAGCGTAAAAACCACAGCAACCGCAACAGGGTGCATCTTCACACATACCCTTGGACTCGGTGGGAGTGGTAGGCTCAGGCTCGTTCGCCCAAGTCGCTGGCCCCATGTCGGCGGTGAAACTCTCCTCGCAGGAGACCTGAATCATGTCATTCATTTCATTCATTGTGGTAAGACTATAACAAAAATAGAGTCAAAAGCCAAGAAAAAGTTATTCACAGGTTACTCCCTGCAAGAAAATTCTCCTCGCGCCAATCATCCTCCCAGCACTGCAAATGTACCTCATTAACACGCTCGCGAAAGCGCGTTTCATCAAAGCGTGGGTGCGAACCCTTCAAACGGATACAGGTGTCGGTCAGGACTTCTTCGCGAGATTCACGGTCGCTAATCTCGCCCAAGGTACAGGCGAGAAATTCAAAGTGACGGCGGGTGAAGTTGAGGCTTGCGATTTCTTGTTTGCTTAACATGGGATAAATGTAACACACAACCGGCTGCGGGTCAAGGGATTTTCTTAAAAAAGTTATTCCCAAAAAAGATGCAATTGTGAATAAAAAAAGCTTGACAACTGAGGTCGCGGGGGGGGACCCCCTGAAATAGTACGTGTACGTACTAATTACGCGGTCGGCGTTTGGATGTTTTTTTAGCCTTCTCGCGAGCCTTATCGCGGTCCTTGTCGCGGATGCGGAGGATGTTCAACCATTTTTCTCTTTTCATTAGTAATAATGTAACACAGGTTGTGCTATTTGTCAAGGGGTTTTTTAAAAAAAGTTATTCACATTAAACGCACGATACCACTCGTTTGGTGCGTCGGTGGACGCATGGCACACTTGACACCCACAATATCAAATTCCTTGCGAGGAAGCCAGCCACACCATTGGTCGTGGTTATCTGAACAAGATGAACAAAACTTGCCATGCTGAGAACAGTGAAGCAACCAACTAAACCCATTGCTCCCGACAGCGGAGACCCGTTCAGACCAATCAAATTCTGGCCCGTGTTCAGCAATCCGGTTGCGGGTGCGGCGCGAAGAGAACGTGTTCGGTTTGATTTCGATCATCAACATGCTATAAATGTAACACGCATCCACCTAATTGTCAACACTAAAGTTATTCACAATGATACGTGTACGTACTATCTTGGGGGGAGGGCCCCCCGAGATTGAGACTCAGTCTCATTCTAAATGTCGGGCGGACATTATTTATTTGTTATTTATTTACTTCTTATTTATTTATTTGTTATTTATTTCTTTAGCCTGTAAAACTTATGGTTATTAATTATCTTTATAACTTTGCTGGAGCGTGTCCAATAATTATTAGTCTTTAAAGAACAATAATGGTCGGCGTGATTAATATATTTTAGATCTAATTGTTTTAAGTTCTTCGCAAGTAAAATTGCATAGGGTGCAGACGATGATTTTAACAAGTAAGACAAATCTCTTTTGGAGTTCCAGCAAGAAAATTGTTTTCTTTGTTTACAAACTCTTGCGGCAGACATGGAGCGATTCAATACCCGTTGTTGAATAACGCAAGCTACGGCATACATCCCCGCTTTACCTTCGCCACGCGCTTCACCCAAAATAGTTAACGCAACAATTTTTTGTTCGTGCGTTAAACCGTAACCCTTAAAGGTTAACAGCATTAATATAAGCATAATTATTTTTTTCATAATTAAAATGTTCTATGTTTTAAATCTGCGGGGGTTGTGGTCGGTGGTCGCCAACCCTCATCACATTTACAATACTTCGGGCAATCATCCTCTTTACTGCCCTCTTTGCTTACCGTTTCATTGCACGTTGGGCAAAGGTGAAGCAAACGGAACTGCGGATACTCAAGGCAAAACGCTTTTGTTAGTGGGCCGAATTTAGTTTTCATTTATTCTTGGGAGTAAATATACATTGCAATAATAAAGGCGGCAATCATTATGACAATCAATTTGCCACCTCCTGTCTTTTGCTGTATCCGTTCCATCCTCGGCGTTTCAATTCTTGAACCGCTTGGCTTGCCATGCTCCCCTTGGGTTGCGTCCCGTGAATGAGCAGAGCAAAATTCTTTTTTCCAAATGCTGCGTGGTAGTCGTCGTGGTCAATTTCCAATCCCATCAAATCCGCTGTTTGTTCGTCATAAACAACCACCGCGTTTTTCAATCCGTGCTCCATTATCAGTGAATCATACTTGCCACCCTCGGAGGCGGTCAATTCAAAATTAGAAGGAATTTCAAACAAACGCTTCACCCAAAAGTTCAAACTTTTTGTGTAAGCATAAAAGTGTTTGTCAGGCATACGCCGCGCAACTCCCAACCATGCGTCAAAATACTTTTGAGAGAAAAAGTCACCGCCCACATGGACGCGCATGATGTCAAAGTTTTTTGGCAACTGCGATTGCAATAGGTCGGCCAATTCTAAATCATCGCCCTTGCACGAACGGATTGCTTCAAAGTTCCTCCACACCATTGCGCGTGTGTTTTTATACTGTGATTCGCTACTAGCAGCAAAACAACGGAACACAGTGTCAGGCCCATCTTGAATTTTACCCGTGTCCCTGTCCGCTTTAGATAAACAATCCTTTGCTGCTGGACAAGTCCAACCGCTTGGAAGGGTAAACGCTTTGATACGTTTTGAAAGACGTTTCGCCATCGCAACCAATTTTGCGTTAGCCTGAGAGAATGTGAGATTCACCATCAGAATATAGTAGTTTAGTTTTAAAAAAAAGTCAAGCCTTATGCGTCCGTGTCGGTGAGGTTTTCCGCTTTTCCGTGGTTGCTATCATATCCAAAAAATCGAACCCGTGAAGTTTTTGCCTTGTAACCCGTCGTGCCTTCAAGACTGTCGTAATCTTCTTGCGCGTACTTCCGCGCCACGGGCAACGCTCCACCCTCACGGCCTTTGAAATGCTCGGCGTCTTTATTCAGCAGTCGCGCCAAATGCGCCTCGGCAACTCCTTTCAAATACTTTTCGGGTGTTGTAAAGAAACTAACAATCTCGGATGTTATCCAATTGGCAGAATCCAGTGATGACGCAATGCTATAGTGCCAAAACCAATAAAATTTTTCTTCTGCTTCTTCTGGAGAGTCAGCGTCAATATAAATAATAATCTTTTCCCCCCAAGGTTGTTTTTTAATTGTCATAACTTCTCCGATTGCGTTTGCTGCGAATAAAAGAACCCTTACCCCGTTTCGGTCGGTGAACACGAGTCCCCATACCCATGCGCCCTTCGTGGTTAACTCGTGTCCTTATCCGTCTGGCTCGCTTGTCTTTCACTTCCAAAAGAATACCATACACAAAAATAAATACAAGACTTTTTTTGAGTTAAGTTGTTCACAGTGAAATGTTAATAAAAAAAGCTTGACAAGTCGAACCTCGGGGGGCGGGCCCCCCGAAATAGTACGTGTACGTACTACTTCAATTGTAAGTAACTTTTTCTTTTTCGATGTGATCAGAACCACTCAAGCCCGTGCGCCACCCAAAAGTAAACATCGGAGTGAGGGGTGCGCGTCCATCTACTGGATCGCCACCTTTATATAAATAGTCAAATATTTCAATGCGTGGAATTCTATTTCTGTTGGGATGCTTCTTCCGATAGTATGAAAGAATCTCACGAGCATTATCTTTAGGACTGCCAGATTGAAAATTAAAACCTTTTTGATACCGACACCTTCTTAAATTTACAGCGTGAGTTTGATAAATTAAAGCATCATCAAAATTATTAAGAAAAAAGGTTAAATCTTTCATGGGCGTGAGTTCCTTATCTGGGTAGTCTATCGGATAACAGCAATAGTCAGCCCACAAAATTAATCTTTGGTTTCTAACCTTGCAACCATTGTTAATGTCGTCAGCGTCTAAGTTACTCCATTGATAAATGATTTCCACATTCGATTCTTTACCATAAACAAAATAATCCTCAGTCCTTGTAATATCAAAAGGTAAGTTTGCTTTGTTGTCACCTGTCGTATTAGCTTTGTAAGTTCCCCAATTACTTTCAAAACAATGCAAAGTAAATTTTATACGGGGAAACAAACGTGTAAGGATTGCGATGAGCATAGTTTCAAACTTCCAGTTTGAAGCTGGAAGCGTAACAATGTAAGAATCAACAGGGTTGTTTTTAAGCTCGCTGATAATCTGTTCCAAGATAGAACTTCTGATACTGTGCTTTGTTGCATTGTTTTCAAGTCTCATAACGCGCAATTAAACCATAAATCTCATAATCTTGCAAGCCTAAAGTTAAATAATACGCACACGTACTATCGCGGGGGGCGGGCCCCCCGAAACGGTTTTGTCAAGAACTTTTTTTGATAAAAGGCAATAAAAAAACCCTCCCCGCAGGGAGGGTTGGGTCGGCCTACTGGGCCTAGTGGCAGGTCAGTATTTTAGCGCAACCTATTCAGTCACGACCACTTGGGAATTCTCAGGCACCGCCGTTAAGGTTTTCATCCGCTTCGGGTTAAGCGAAGCCGCTTGAAAGTTCTTCAACACGTTGCCGCTGATACGGTTGGCGTACTCAAAGCGCGACCCCTCCACCTCATCGGTCAAATGTTGCGTGACCGCATTGTAAAGGTTGTAAAGGTTGCCATCGGTATCGTTTGACCGCAGCAGTTGGTCACGGTTGGCCCAAATAGACGCCACACGCTCGCGCACCTTGTCGCTGATGATTTTCTTTGCCGTAAGGTTGGCAAGAACATTCAAGCCAGTGTCGGTAGGCACAGCCTGTCCAGCGAGAGTGTGAAAAACATCGGTAGACCTACTTAACGACGCCAGCGACTTGTCGAGTGCCTCATCGGTGATGAGAGAGTCAAGACTGAGCTTGCGTGAGTGCTTGGACACCATGTCCACATCCTTCTCCATTGTTTGCATTCCGTTGGTGCAGATTAACCGCATCAGCCCCAAGGCAAACGAAATCCGCAGGGTACGGTCAAAAGAGTTCTGCACCGTCAAGCGGTAAGACATAACGTCGCCCACTTGTGGGCCAGCAACTTGAAAGTTCTCGCCTTCGAGGTCGTAAACGGCGCGGAGCTTTCTGCCGCCATCGGTAACATAAACATTGCGATTGTAGCCAATGCCGCGACGGTCTAGTGCTTCGTCAGCCTTGTCCAGCAAATCGGCATTGTTTACTACGGCGTAACGCTCCGAGGTAGCCCCAAGAATCTCGCCATTGTCCTCGCGGATATTCATAAAATAGCCTGACTTGCTTCCCGTGATGGGGTGAGGTACAGCAACTTGGCTGACGGTGAAATCGAATTCAGATGATTGTTTTGCTTCAATTGGCATAAGCCTGTTTTTCCTTTTTGGTTAAGTGTTAACTAACTTCAATAAGTATGCCTGAGATTGAGATTCATTGCAATACTTTTTTCATCATCACAGGCATTTTTTTTCAATCACTTTCTATTCTTTTTGATTGGCAAGCCCCTTTGTGAATCATTCGTGAGCGACAAGCTTTTTTGTCAATCAATTATGCCTTTTGATGAGCGACAAAATTGTGAATAACTTTTTGCTTGACAAATCGAGCCTCGGGGGGCGGGCCCCCCCAAATAGTACGTACACGTACTATCTAAACCAGTAATGTTTATTATTATTATTTGTTTATTATTTGAATCAAATTGAATTATAAATAGAAAAATCCCCGCCTCCCCCAAAGAGAAAAAAGGAGACGGGGATGGTTGGGCTGCTACTTAAGGTAAATTACGGTAAACCTTACGTACCAACCGGGGTGGGATAAAGAGCCTGTTTAACCCCATCAATCCGCTCTTGCATCCGCTTTTGAGACTTTACGCGGTGGCTCTCCCCAAAATAGTTAGTAACTTCTTCGGGGGTCGCTTTACGCAGGGCTGAACGCTTAACCGGCCCAAAGTCACTATAACCGTGAGAAACAGTAAACACTCTGTTCTCGTTAAGTTTACCCACCACACGCTCAACACGCTCTTTGCTGGTGTTCATGTATAATGCTCCGTTTTGTATTTTCATATTATATATAGATTAACACACATTAAAATTTATGTCAACTAAAAAAATGGTAGTGGTGCGGGGATTCGAACCCCACCCGACCAGTATCGTATCACTTCCACGCCTTTTTAGAATACACTTCTCGTTTGGAGCGTCCTCCCAGCATGGCTGCTTTCCTGCGTCAGACTGTGCTGCTGATCTTATTCAATCGCACACCAATTTCACCACCGTTAAAGTATCGCCCTTACTTCGCGAGCACTTTTACCGCAGCCGAATATAACAACGTCAGCTTTATGTACTGGCTCGCCAGTTTCCTCATTTATAAAAGAATCATTTTTATAAGGGTTGTATGTAAGAGGGATAGAACGGTCATAAAATACCGCCATGTTACAGGCGTGAAGTTCTCGCCCTTGAATGTAGGCATGTACGTTTTTACGCTTCTCATCTCTTACGCGCTCCTTACCTTTCTCGCTTACGCGCAACGAGCAGTCCTCCAACATTAAATGACAGGTGTGCCCCTTAATCAAACCATCGTCTCCACGGACGCTGTACACGGGCCACGGTTTGCCGCGCGTGTCGCTTCCGAGCTTCTTGTTAAGATTACGATATACTTGGACGTAGCCTTTCATGTTGTCTCCTTTTTGTTTTTAGCTGCGATTGCAAACAACTCCTTTTCGGATACGGGTCGCAAATCCCCGGCATGCGAACGGTACCGAGGATTTTCATGCCCTTGTGCTTTGTTTGTTTTTGGCCACCAAGGTGCCTTGGAGAGCCGCCCAGCGACGAACGGATTGCGCTTTGTCTTTTTCATAATTATCTTTCTATTTCAAGTCTGCCAACACTATTGCCATTGATGTCCCGACAACCTATCATGTGGCCCACTCTATCGCAAGACACACCATATTCTTGTTCTTCAATGTTATCCGCAAGAACTTTTAAAATCCGTGCTAGTTCTACACTTGGATACTGCACGAACGCATCGTTATCCATTTGTATCTTTATAATGGCTTTCATGGTTATGATATTAATACGAATTAAAAATTAAGTCAACAAAAAAATATCATCCGCCTACGTACTATCAGCGGCCAAAGAACTTTAGATAGTACGTGTACGTACTATCGCGGGGGGTGGGCCCCCCTGAGAATGAGTCTCAATATCATTAAAAAAAAAGAACTTCATTATTTATAGTTCTTTATTTGGAAGTGTTTCTTTATTTCGGGAAAGTAAAATAATTGGCGAAAAATATATTAACGACAAGCCTCGCGTACCACCTAAATTTATAATACGGAATAAGCTTCCTAACAATGTGAGGTAAAACTTATCTAGTATAATTTACACAGATTTTAGTATAATAGAATAAAAAAAAGGCCACCGAGGGGGAAGACAAATAAAAACCCCCCGATGACCTTCGTTAGACGAACTGTGAAAAGAACCAAAACTCAGTCCGCCAAACCTTGCAAATAACTCTGACCCTGCTTGGTGAGTGCTCGACCAGCAGTTGTAATCTCCATTAGATTCATTTTCTGTAGGTGCATCTCAAAGTCCCTCTGTAGGCAAGCCTTGGTAAGACCTGTCTTGGCCGAAAGGTAAGTGAGCGAGCAGTCCTTACGCTCCGAGAGGTAACGCAGCACTTGAAGCTCAATACGATTAAGTCCGAGAGGAAGTATGCCCAACTGTTTCTTCAGACCGTTCCAATCTTTGCTCGTAAAATTCTCACGACGCTTCGCCCGAAGAAAGAGTTTGATGTTGTTAGCCATCTTTTGTGCGGCACGGGCATTACCACGCAGGATAGTTGCCATGTCGTCCAGCACAGTTTCCTCAAAGGTCACACCTTGACACACCCGACTGATAATCTCTCCGAGTTGATTGTAAGAGTATTCTTCAAGGTCAATGCGTTCTGTCCTGTCCATGAGGGCGTGGAAAATCTGCTGCGCCTCGGTGGTAGCGAACATAAAACTTTGCCTGTTAAAATCAAAATCAACAGTATATTCGTCGTATGAAAATGTGTTCCGATTGTCACTGTTAGGATTAAGAATCGTCAACAATGCCATCGTCACATCCTTGGGAAGCTCAGATGCCTCATCGAAAAGAACAGTGCATTCTTGTTCGTGAATATGAGGGATAACTACTTGGTTAAAAAATTGCTTTACGTTTTTAATGGTAGAGCAGTTCAGTTCCAAGAACTTCTTTGGTTTGCCAACGCGCGAATCGTCATAGCGAGCGGTCAGGTGCTGCCCAGTTGCCTTGGCGAGCATGGTCTTGCCGCACCCCTTCGGTGCAACAAACATAATGTGAGGGATAATGTTAGTAGCTTTATATCCATCAAGATAAAATTTTAATTTGTTTTTGGCGGCGTCTTGGCCGACGATAGAAGTGAAGATGTCTTTTTTGTCTTTCATTAAATATAATGGTATCAGATTTTAAAATAAATGTCAACTACCAATCCTGCTCTACTTCTTCCAAGTCATTAACATTCATATCCACCGCCTCAGTATAGGTGACAATATGTTTGTTGTTGTTTTCGGCTAGGATGGGGCTACCATCCAAGTGAAGTTGTTCCGCATACTTACGCGACACCATCACGGTTGCGTCCTCCTTCAATATACGGTTTAATTCTCGCAATGATACTCCAAGAAAAGAGCATCCTGCCGCACCAGCTTTTCGTCCTCGTTTTGCCATCTGTTTATAGTTTAAAATAAATTAAAAAATAATGCAAGCCTTTTCTTAAAAAAGTATCCTCATTATCATGTGATGTTTCTTACTTTCTTTCGGGCTATCATTTTTACATTCTTCATCGCCCTTTTTGCAGAATTTTCCTGCCTTGTCTCGGTTTATATTTACAGATTTGTGATTCACTTTTTGCTTCATGTGTAGATATTAAAATAAATTAAAATAGAAGTCAATAAAAAAAACCCTCACACCAATTACTGATGTAAGGGAACATTATGAAAAGATAAGAAGTGTTAAAGAAGGTCAAAATCATCAAAAACCCGTGAGCGGTTCTCCCGCCCCTCTATTCTTCTTATGTCCGTATTATATTGCAGAATAGATTATTTGTCAAATTAAAATGGCTCATTATTTATTTCTTTTAGTTCAGCAATTCCAGTGGGGATTTCTCTGTAATTATCTTTCGGCTTCCACTCCTTATTTTCGGCTAGTTGGCGAGTATTGGCGGCGAGTTCGTCCGCTGCTCTACCATGAGGCTCCTCGATAATATATATTTGCCGCCATTCATCTAGCGTCCAGAAGCATTCATGCCATGCAGCCTCATATCTACGCGCCCATTTGAGTTGCTTTTCTGTAATTTTTTTCTTTCTTGGCATTGTATTATTATATCTATAATTGATGTGATGTCAAGTATTATATTTAAATTCATTAAAATATATTAAAATTCATTTAAAATTGCCGCGCCTAAATTTTGTTAAAAAACTTCTTTTAGCCCAAAAAAACGTCTTTTTACCTCTAAAACCAGCTTATTTCGCCAAAAATCATTAAAAATTTTAGTCTATATTTTCGACTTTTTGGTTAGTAATCTAGTGTCTTAACATAGAGTACAACACACAATAAAATTATTAATGCTACTATTATCATATCCTATCCATCAAAGTCATTATCATCAAACCAACCGCTTTTGACAAGCCAAAAAGCTGCCCCGACCATGATGGCCGTTGTTATTATGATTTTAATTAAGTCACTCATTGTATTTGACTTTTCTCTATTAGTAATTACACTATTTATTTGATTTAATTTCATTTGTTTTATGGTATATAGTATCGAATAATATCAGAATAGATTTAGTAATTTAAAATGAGTTTAAATATAAATTTTAAATACTACCCACCACTCCAACACATATTAAAAAACAACACCTTTATTTGCTATATTCCCTATATGTATTATCCCTATTAGAAAAGAAGAAGAAACATAAAAAAAGCCCCAAAAATGGGGCAATTTTAAACTAAATTAAAATTAATAGTCACCAGAATCTACCCTGCGGTACTCATAAATAAACACCACAATCATAAAAATTAAAAACGCAACAGTCATATATAATAAGACTTTCTCTGTAGATATGTTTAAGGACTGTTTTGTTCATATATTACCCCACTTTGCTACATAATAAGACACTTTCCCCCACTTGTCAAGTTATTCCATTAACTGTGCCGTCTGGCCCGATTTCCAATCCACGATGCCGCTCCATGTCACGAACATCTGTGTACCAGTGTTTACTAAAGCTCGGTACAGTTTCGGGATAGTGAATGTGTTCTTCGACTGGACGGTTGCGGTTGTATTCTTTACGCACTTCTTCTTCGTCGCGCTTCTGCCACTCCAGTTCAATGAATCGGCGTATCGCTACGGCATCTCCACCTACGGCAAATTCAAGTTTTCTGTAAACTTCGTCTAGGATTTTTGTATCATTCATATTAATTAATTTTTGTTATTACTTTCTTTGCGTTGTTAAGATTTTGGAAATTATGCGCTTGATTGCTTTTTTGCGCCCCTTTCCTCCGCTGGTTAAATGAAAGCCCCCGCAAACATTACATCCATAAAAATTAAATATCTTGCCAGTGTCTTTGTGGAGTCGTAGTAGCCCAGCGGCAACATCCTTCATGCTATCTAGTTTAGATTTATTTATGCAACTTCTGTATATTTCAGCCTGTCGCTCTTTACTTAACTTTAAAAAGTTAGCCCAGTTGATGCGCCCCCTTAATGGAGGGGATTGCTTATTCTCAAACCATTTTTTTAAGGTTTTCATTAATTCTTTCTTTTAAACTCTCTGATTCATAGTTCGTAGTTTTTTAACAACTCTAGTTCTTTTTCTACCCCCTCCTCACTCAACCATCCTTTAACATCGTCGCCCCATCCGAGGGGGTCACACATTCTGCCATGCGGCCCAAATACACCAATCTCGTATAAGCCACTTGCTTTTTCCCACTCACGATTGCCGTATGAATTTCCATGCCTAACTACGGAAACACTATAACCATTCTCTAACTCCACATAGGCTTGGATTGCATCCTTCCCATGCGTTTCAGATATGTCGTGAAACTCTAAATCTTTAAACTTCATTTTCTTTATACCTTTCTCCCTAATTCTTTTTTGGAAAATAGTTCTTCTCTCCATACTTTTTGCACTCTTGCGCCCACCAATCGTTTTTCTTCTTGTTTATTTTTTCGGGGTTAGCTTCTTGGAGTGATGTGCTGTAAGGTTGGCGGTGTACGCCTATTCGTCGCGGCCCGTTTGTCTCAGTGGGGTTTGAGTGGCTGTCTATTTTTCCTTCTTGTTTCATTTTTAATCCTCGTAACTATCTATTAGTTTCATTAGTGCTGCATCTACGTTTTGCTGGTTGTCTATCTTTCGAGCGAAGTCCTCGATACCCTGCTCGTCCACAGGAACCTTTACATACTCATCAAGGAAACGCTTGTAAGCGTCCCATGATTGGATAACAGTGTCAAGTAATTCTTTTTCCATCGGATATATATAATTTAAATAACATTAAATTATGAATGTTTATCTAAAAGTTTTTCTAATTTTCCTGCTTCTTGGGTCAAGTCCATTGTGTCTCCATCCTCTTTGGAGATTAAAGAATAAATAATACAATCATTCAAACCCAAGCTGTCTGGCCCTTGACCAACCATCTTCCATCCCAAGTTGCTCTTGAGTCTCTTTTTCGCCCAGTCGTCTATTTTAACTTTAACAATCACCGTTCAATCTTTTCAAAGTGTTTGTCTACAATGTCGAGAATATCTTCTTTCATCTCATCATCAGTCTTAACTTCTCGACCAAGCTCTGTGTAACCAAGGTCATGACCTATGTCTCTTAACTGCACAAAGTATTTTTCAACTTCTTCGTGAATGTCTGCTTTAACGTCTAGTATCTTGTATTCCATAATTTAATCCTTCAATTCAAATGCTTCAACGGTACTTTCGTCAGGGTTCCATTGCATAGACCCTTCGTAGTCTCCAATGTTCTCCTCAATCATTTCCTCTGCCTCTACTCTACTATTGGCTTCAACCACTTTTTCGCCATGAGCGTAGTAGGTCTTTGACCATGTTACTGCATATTTTTTCATAATTTAGTCCTCCAATTTTTTAACATCAACGCACGATGCGCCAACGATAGATAGTCCTGTTTCGTCGCATTGCTCCCCAACACCCTCTTGCATAATTGCGTGAAGCCAGTGTTCGGTTGCGCGAGAATAATTATCCTCGCCTTCTACTAGAATTTTAATGGTTGCTTGATACTTCATTTTAACTCAATTCGTGTTGAAAGCATTCTACTTCACCACTTCCGTCTTTCATCTTTAGAATGTAAATTTTATGCTTACCATTTCTCCCGTGCTTATCAACTATCGTGCCGTAGCCAGAGCAAACACCTTCGTCTGGGTCAGTCCAATATACTTCGTCTCCAATTTCGAGATTCATTTAGTCCTCCCTCATTAAATCATTCATAAAGTCCTGCATCTGATGGATAGCCTCATAATTATTCATGCCATCCACATCACTTTGAACGCCTTCATCTTCTGCTACTTGCGCTCCCAAGTCTGCGAGCTTCAACACCCGCTCCATTGCTTCTCTGTTAGTCATAAATATTTTAATCATCCATTAGGCTGTCGCCTTTATAGGTTATGTTTTTTTCTATTTTGTATGTATAATTTTTGGGGTTTAGATTGTTTTGTTTTAAAAAATCTTTGGCGTCCTTAATCGTAGAGGCTTGCATTATCCCGATGGATGTTTTCTTTCCCTTTTTTTTGGCTAGAACGTATTTCATTATGCTTTCGATTCCTCTCTCTTTCTTTTAGATAATTTTTTAATGCTGCTTCTGCCTTGTAGAAGGCATGGCTAGATGTGTTGTCATGCTCCATTTATTTCTTTTTCTTTTTGGAAAATCTTTCAGCTATCTCCTCACCTACAGGGCCAGAAAGGAGCAGTATAACAACTGGTATGAGGAACATCGTAAGAATATAAATAACAAGGAATGTCATATTTAATTAATTTAATTATAGGTTAAATTCAAGTTGCTCAACAGTGTCAATGCACCCGATGGCGTCAATGTATTCAGTGTCAGTAAAAACGTCTCTAATGCGCTTCTGGAGGGCATTAATGACCTCCTGCTTCTCTCTGGTGAGGCACTCATCGGGACTCCTGTGGTCACTTTGAACGCGAAAACACATTTCAAAAGTGTGTGTGTATTTGTAGTAGTTTTTCATCTGTATAAATGCTACATTAGTTTAAAAAATAAGTCAAGCATTATTCAACACCAATTAATTCAACAATCTCTTTACCGTTCCAGTTGTATTCCTTGTCAAATACTTTTTTGACATTATGTTTGTGGTCTAGTTGGAGATAGTGGATGGTTCCCTGAGTTCCAACAAGACAGTCTACATCCTTGATAGCCACCCGCGCTTTTCCACCATCATTACTCTTAATTAAGATATGGGTAGCACCATACGGTGGACGTGGAATTTTTATCCCTGCTATATTTTTGTATGGTTTTTTTTGAAAAGGCACTTTAATTTCCTTCGTTTTGAAAGCCACCTGTTTACGAACACCTTTGCTTCATCAAGAGATATTTGTGGAGAAAAATGATTTTTAAAAGACACAATTAAATACGGCAAAAAGTAATCCCCGTCATCTATTTCTGTGTGTTTTTCTTCCAGCCACTCTGACATTTCTCTGTGTGTAGGTTGGGTCATTTTAATTTAAAAAAAATAAAAAAATAAAATCAAAAAAAGAGAGAGTGCCAAAGTCGAAAGCAAAACTTTGACACCCTCCCTCAGTGTGGGCTAGTTGTTGCTAGGGTTACTTCCACCAAGCTCGTCAATGATGTCTTGCTTCGCTTGATGGTAGCCCTTTTGCCAACCAGCACCGTATGATGCGGCGGTTTCGTCAACGGAAGCTACATCGTCAACCCACTCGCTCTCATCATAGTCTCCGTAGATACCATCATCTAGCGGACGATCAATGGTTTCGTGAATCGCCACTACTTTATACTTTGCAGTACGCAGTTTTTGGCAACTACAATCCACTGGCACACTGACCACATCACTTGGGTCAATCTCCACACGCATTAGATGTCCTCCACCAGATGCGTAACCCTTGGCGTATTCATACGAACCCGCATGAAAACCTTGACTGCAACCAATATTGGCATCATCACAAACAGTGTTGCGCGTCATTTCCAATATCTGACCTACACTGTTATCAAAACTATTAGTGTGGAAGTCCTTAAAATCGCCCGTAACACCTTTGTAGGCAATGAAATTGCCGTCTGGAGTGATGGGCATATTCTTATGCTCCAAGAACGTATAAAGTTCGTTTACAGCACGGCGTGACGGGTTCGCCATAAGTTTACCAAGAAAGCGCACAAGAGGCTTAAAGGGTAATCCCTGCTGCATAAAATTAAGAATCTTATCAACAACAAGGTTGTGAACTATTTCACCGTCATAAAGAACCGCACCGTTTTCAACGCTAACTTTCGACTCCGCATCAGCGTAATCTTCAACCGCTTTGGAAACGTCGAATAAACCTTCAAGACGCTCATATTCTTCGTTGTTGAGCGCATCCATCGCTTGTGTCCACGCTGGATGGTCAGCGTTCATTGTCAAAGCCTTTCCTTCGATAACGACCATTAGGCTCTTTTCTGTCAGAATGTATGGTATCTTCATAGTGTTTATATATTAGTTGAAATTGAGATTTGAGTCAAGAACTTTTTTAAATTTATTTAGTCTCCATTACTTTTTTGACTTTTCTTACAACTTCATCGACAACTCCAAAATTTAAACTTCCACACAGTTGACCACTCAACTCATAACCGTCCCAGTTATTCCCAAAGTGAACTCGACAAGTAGATGCGTGCTCGTAAGTTTCATTATTCCAGCTATATGTTCGTAGGGATGACTTACCCCGAATATGAATCGTAACCCACGGAGACTTGTTTTGAACATTTTTTAATCTGACGGTAGCAGTATTCGCTCGAAAGCTACCTGTGGATGTGCGTGGAACAATATCATCCTTGTCGATTACTTTCATGTCCGCCAGTGTTACTGTTCTGCTGGATTTTTCCCAATTGATTTTCATAAGTTTAATTTAATTAATTTAATTATGGACGAGTTTTAAAAGAGGAGGCTCCCGCGAATGCACACACGAGAACCTCCCCAGCACCGAATGCCAGTCCATTAAACATTCGGTGAATTGCAAATATCTATGATATTAATATAGTTAACAATATCCTTTCTCATACAGGCGACATCTGAAGCCCAGTACCCCATTTGACAATGGCCCAACATACTATATCGCTCATGTACCTCTTGTGCAAGCTCTGCAAGGTCATGGTCAGGCTTGAGCGTGGAGTTAAGTTTTAAGTTAAACTGTTCAACCAAGTCTCTGCACCCATCAAGAACAGACTTATCTTGTTCATGCCTCATAAATGTTAGTTGTTCAAAAAGAGTTTTTGCTTTGCCCTTTACCAGTAGGTCTGCAAACTCTGAAGGTGTATCATAGAGCTTGGAGTTAAGCCAGCTAAAATCACTGATAACTGACATTGTGGTTTCACGATTGATATATTTCTGCTCAATGTTTTGAGTGTCAAGTTGCTCTCTAATGGCAGAAGATGCCCATTCCCAAAATGGTTGCCAATTTTTATTGGCTTTAACCTTTTTAAGAGACTTGGAATTAATTTTAAATCCATGTAAGGTGGGAAGTTCAATCTTTAAAATCTCCTTCAACTGCTTAACGAGATTCCGCAAATTTCTAGGATGAACTTCTTCGCTATGGAATACAGCCTCCTTTACTTTTCCGCTGATGTAAAACCTGTCCAGTTCCACATAAACCCCTTCGCTATCATCTCCAAGGTCAACTTCTCCTACATTCCAAATGGAAGACCTAGCATCACTCCAATTAATCTGATTCAATTTACCCCAATCCAAAGTAAATTCCTTGGTCGAATGACGCTTGTTTGATTGGCTCTTGCCACCCACTGAAACACTACCAGCGGTAGCATATCCAAAATCTTTCAAGGGGCGTTTGGGGAGGTCGGATAGTTTGGTCATCTCACAGTCCAACCCTTTTGCTTTAAGTTCCTTGCGAGTTTTCGCGTTATTAAATTTAATTAAATATACTTCCTTCTTTTGATTGATAATAAGGTCAAGAACCTTACCTAGAGAACCGCGCCTGTCAGGCATATCATTTTCTATAACAACGGTATTCCTAGAACAATCAATTTGATGGCAACCTACTGCGCGATACCTCTTTCCGCGATAAGGTAGCTTGAATTTATGTAACTCAATATCGGGCCTTTTAGAGTTATGATTCTTGTCGTAGTCCTTTACTTGAGAGGAACAATCAATAGTTGAGCTACTAACTGAAGTTTTGTTCCAGAGCAAGCTGTCGCGTAAGATACCGCGCAACTCATAAAGATTGCTACCCACATCAAAAACACAACCCCACAACTGTTTTGCCTCGAAAAGAGTCTTACACTCATTAAACTGTTGTGTTATCTTTGAAGATAACTCTTTTTTAACCTTTTTGAGAGTATTAGTTATATTCTTTCTGGTGTAGTCGGTATATTGGAGGTTTTCGCGGGACGCAGAAATTTCCACATCACCGATATTCATGTCTAGGACAAGATTACCATGAAGAAGATTTTCAAGTTTTGCATCCTCCTCGTTTAACTCAAGATTATAGCGGTTTATGGGGTATCCTATGTTGCCCATTACAAGGGTCGAGTCTCCCCTATCCCACCTACTCACGCTGGAGTTATCCAAATACTTCCAATTGCTACCCTCAAAAAGAACATCACAATCAGTGTATTCATATTTTACTCCCTTGGTAACGGGACGGACTTTAAACCATTTAAATAAATTCCGCGCTTTAGTTTGAAACTCATCAACATCTTCTAGCCTTACAGGTACAGTAATCTCAATACCATTCTTTTCAGAGGTCGGTTCTGTGCCGATTTTGCTAATCTGACCAATCTGCGAGGGGTCAATGAAGGCGTTATAGATATGTTTTGTGCCATCAATATAAGAATTAATTACAAAATTATCACCATAGGCAAAGGCAGACTTTGAACCAATACCAAGCATACCAATTTGGTCATTGGAATTACGCTTGGTAGACTCACCATAAAAAGCATAAACATCTTGAATCTCTTGGTCATTCAAGGCATCACCGTAATCACGAACCTTAAAATCAAGTTTTAAGCGTGTAGGAAGCGTAACCTCGATGGGAACGTCGCCCTTACCCGCTTGAACCTGAGCATCCACAGCATTGCATGAATACTCACGAATTACTGCTAAAATTTTATCAGAGTAAAGTTGGTCGCGGAGAATACCTAAAATGTGATGCAATCCAGAAGATTTAATTCCGAATTTGACACTGGTAGTAATGCCGCTTGACTTGACAGACTTGGTGGATTTTACTTGTGGTTTCATAATGGACTGTTGTTAAGTTGTGAGCCTAGTCTACTTTAGATTAAAAAAAGTGTCAACAGTTTTTTTTAGCAAACGCCGCTCTTGCCGCTTCGTGTTTGGCGTAAAGCCACTCAAAGTATTCTTTTTTGCTGAATTCCCTAGTAAAACCTTTGCGTTTAGAAAAATTATACACCCACAATCTTTCTACATCTTCATCAAAAACAACGATGTACGCATCTACCCCTAGCTTCTTGGCGGTTTCAACTGCCAGCCTTCCCTGCATATCAGAGTCGTACCTCTCTAGGATTGCATCAAAATATCTAGGAGGAGGATTTTTAATGGTAGGATGATTGTCTCTCCTAGTTAATTCAATTATTGCTACATAGACTATCTGACCATCTACTACGGAGTATTCAATCTGGTCTAAATCTTGAACGCATCTACTGTTCCACGCTTGCTTCCAGCGAATATCTCTGTAAAGAGTAGTTCTATCTTCAGTATCTTCTCTGTTATGTTGTTTCGGCATAATAAATAGTCGGTAGGGATGAAGGGACTCGAACCCATGACCCTCTGTTTAGAAAACAGATGCTCTATCCAAACTGAGCTACATCCCCTTTTAACTTTTTTTTGAATTAAAAATTTTCACACAAAAAAGACAAACCCAAGTAAGTAGCCACATTACAAAAAAAAATACCAATACGCCGCCCATCGTAATCCAAGTGCCAATGTTCTTAATTATATTCATCCCAAATTTGGTCGTCATCACATTTCCACTCTAAAAACGTCATTATTTGGCCGAAACTCAATCGAGTTTTACATAGCCAAGGTTCAAACTCCTTTGCCTTGGTGTGGCCTTTTTTCGATGCTTTAAAAGCTGTCCAGTCTATCTCCGCAAAATCATCCTCTGCTGGCTGCTTCATGCTTCCCACTAACATCACCTTATTTCCAAGGTCATATTCTCTTGTGGAAGTCGTAACCGCAAGAATACCCGCTTTAAATTTCACATACACAAAGTTTCCACGGGGAGTCATGCACCGCCATTCATCTTTACTGTAGCGATAGACACAGGCAAGTTTCTTACCTTTGAGTGTCTCAAAGTGTTTCTTGTCAAGAACTTGTAACATGATTTTTTGTCTCCTGCTCTATAAACTTTTTTAATTTTTGTAAGGCAATCTTTTCAAGCTGTCTTATCCTTTCTCTAGTTACCCCAAGTTTCTTTCCAATTTCCTCTAGTGTCTTTTGCTCCTCATTTTTTAATCCAAAACGTGAAGAAATTATTTGGGCTTCTCTAGTTGTTAATTTATTTAAATGTTTTTTCAAGCAATTTACCTCATCAGAAGATTGGCAAGCCTCGGCGGGAGAAGCCGCTTTAGAATCTTGAATTAGCGACTCTAGGTCTAACGAGTGGGAGGTACAATCTTCATGGCTGTAAGAATCACGAATAGCTGGAGCATTGAGAGACTGTGGATTATAATTATTATTTAATACGCTTACTGTAAATGCCCGTGATACTTTAAATTTTTGCTGAATATGCTCGTCAGAGGGGCGCACACCTGTTTTACTTTTTTGTTCTTCAATGTATTTTAAGACTTTTTTTAAAGTGTCTTGAACCCCGCACGGCAAGCGAATGAGGCGACTCTGTTTAGCGATAGTCCGCAAAATCTGCTGCTTAATCCACCACGATGAATAAGTGGAAAATTTAACTCCCCTTTCTACATCATATTTATCTGCCGCTTTCATTAGCCCAATGACTCCTTCGCTTACCAAGTCTTCATAGTCCACTGAATTATACCACCTTCCATCAGACCCTGACCCATGAGACCTTCCTCCCCACCGAACATACTGCCCTGCAATCTTCATCACAAGACGCACGTTAGCTTCAACTAACTTATTTTTAGCTGTATTTCGGATTTTCTTGCTACGACTTTTTAATTTCTTTCCTAGCTTTATTTCTTCCTCTCTTGTAAGGAGAGGGGGTAAGTTGTCAAACATTGGTCTGCTGGGGTCGTGGGACAGAGTAATGGTCTTTCTACTTCTGATAGCCCGTGAAATTTGAATATCGTCGCTACCTGTTGGCCGTCCCGCTCGAAAACCTTTCATAATACCACAGTTCATTTATAATCCCCCCAGCAGGGTTCGAGTTTGTTTTTGGTAGTCCCTCAAGATTTTTGCAGAACGATAGAACTTATATTTTTCATACCTTTTTGCGCTTATCTCAAGGTTCCATAGAATATCTCGCTTGGCCATCTGGTCAAGTCGGTTTTTTGTGTCAATATCTTTTTTAGCCATAATTATTTATTATTTAAATGTCCCAATCATCTAACGCCATTCCTATAATAGTAGGAGTGTCGTAATCAGGGTTAGCTTTAGCAATATTAATTGCACTAAAAATTAATTCAATTTCAAGACCCCAGTGCTTTGCTGCTTCAAGACCCTGCTTGATAGCTACTACATCGTATTCTGTGTCAGCTTCCATGTTTCCATAGAATACCCACTATTAAAAAAAAAGTCAACAAAAAAATGAGGGGAAGTTTCCTTCCCCTCACTCACAGTGATAATAGGATTATACTATATGAGAACATAAACGAGGACTTTTTTAGGTGCTTTACTTACCCACAGTTGGAAACTGCTTGCCCTACGGCGGGGTAAAACCTCGCGCACCTTTTGGGCTGTGTACCGTTGTTGGCCACACTTTGTAACTAGGCACCCAAAGAAATAGTGGATGAGAGGATTTCTGCGATACCTCTAAAGCCAGCACCCAATACAGTTCATGTTTGCCAGCTTGCCTACCCCACAAGGCTCATACGATTGCACTCTGCCGCTGTGGAGCAACACCTTTCCCCTTGAGATACAAGGATATTCAGTCACATCCGTTAAGTTCTCCGTCGAGAACTTAAATTTTAAAAGAACAATAGATAGATTATATTCTACCTTAATATATTAGTCAATCTTTTTCTTGTAAACATTCAATCTTTTTCACAAGAAGATTATAAAATTTTTCTACCCTTTCGGGTTGGGCTTGCCGAATCTGACCAAGGGTTTCCGTCCATACCAGATAATTTTCAGCATTTTCATTTACATCGGCCACCTCAACCATTGCTTGGTCAAAAGGATGGTTGGCCCAAACCTTGCCCTGTTTTGTGTCTACAACCGCTCTGAACATGAATCTATTAAACCCTACTTTAAGTTTTAAGTCAAGGAATTTTTATTTTGAATAATCATATTCTCCCTCATCTTCATCATCATCTTCATCATCGTCTTCGTCTTCGTAGTCCGTAAAATCCAACTCGTAGTTGGGGCCATCATCATAAAAATCTTTACTTGCCCCAAATAATCCATACCACTCATCTTCTTCGTTCATTTCGTCGGGAGTAAACGTACAGTGATGTTGTTCTTTCCCATCTACAATAACAAGTTTCACTTCCTCTCCGGTGGACATTTTTTTTAAATGATTAAAAAGACACACATTACACAGAAATAATTCTAAATCCATTTTATTGTCTTCGTCGTGACGGGGATAAAAAAAGTAAGCAATTTTATTTGCATCATAAAGAGTAGTGTAATCGCTGCGACTATATTTTATATCACACGCATCACAGCCTATAGTATCGCCTTTAAGCTCCTTCGGGGAAATCAGTGATACTATAACCATCATTTTATTAAATTAATTTTATCTTCATAAGAAAAAGACTTCGTAGAAGATACTTTTACTCTGTAACTTGTAAGGGGCGTAGAGCTTTTTACAACGTAAGACTCTGCGTCATTCTTACTCAGAAAAATCTTATCCACTTTCCCGTCCTCTATTATGAGGTACAAGTCTTGAACGGCGTTAGTGTTCGCTACACTTAAATTATTTGGCCCATTATGATTAATTTTTGAAGGAAAAACCATAAAAGCCATTACCAGTGTAATGCAAAAGGCTAACACAAAAAAAACCAAAGCAACTTTAAAGTTTTTCATTTAATTATTTGGTTTGAAATTTTTCGACTTTGTTCAAAAAAGAACGAGTAAAATTACGTTTATCTACGGGCTTTAGGGCAACCCTATTCGCCTCGTTTGAAGTGGAAAGGCAAACTTTTTCTACTTCAACTTGGCCATTAGGTTGTTCGGATATAGTTATTTGGTATTTTTTATTCATAATTAAAAAACTTTCTTTATAATTTTAGCTAAATCATGCCTTCCAGCATTTATTAAAACATATTCTACTAAACAGAGTTTACTATTTGCCCTGTCATCTTTGGGGAAAGCGGTGACAAAAGGGCCAAGGTTTAATTCCTCATCCCCATCGGAATCAAAAGATGGGGATTCGAGATTAATGTCATCGTGGTTTCCGTCTAAAAAATTTTCAAGAGCTTTTGTCATTGCTTCAAGAGCCATGTCGTCGTTTCGTTCAAAACAGTTTTTATCTACCTCAATGAAGGTAAACCAGTTGCCACATTCTACAATAAAAATAGAAGTGTTATCTTTTATCTCCATAGTTTATTTTCTTTCGCTTGCATCTTCGCTCGGTAGATTGCTTGCTTGCGCTGTTGATATTTCTTTTCACTGGGCTTTTCGTAAAATTGTCGCTTGCGGTAGTTCTTCAAAACCCCTTCACTATCTATTTTCTTTTTAAACCTTTGCAAAGCTTTTTCAAGGCTCCCATTACCTACTTTAATTTTAATCATAAATTATCTTATATTGTATAGCTTGTGACCACAAAAGTCAAGACCATTTAAAATAACCATAAATATTCATTACAAATATAACAAGAGACATTACTGCTGTGGGGTGGGCTTTCTTATAAAAAGAATAGGCGGCAACCATTCCATTCCCCACAGCCCAGACAAGCCAAGAACCCGCATACATATTTGCATTAAGATAATACCCCCAAATAACCAAGGTAGCCCCAATCCATCCCGCTATCTTCCATGCTCTTTCGGCACAGTCTCCAGCTTCATTACATATCCCACGTTTCTTTATAGTCTCCATCTGTAATACTTTTCCGTGCCAACCCCTTAAGTTCATCATTATTAAAATAAAGTTTAAATTCTGATGAGGGTGGGGAAGAAGCACACCCCGTACTAATTAACATTACCAATAACAGTAGTTTTTTCATATTATTTTAAATCTACAAAGAAATTCAATCTGGTATAGATATAATTTCAAAATCCTCCCTTATCATAGGTTCCCAGTCTTTCTGTCCACTCACATATGGCCACCTCTCCTCGTTGTATTTTAACCATTTAGTTAACTCTGTGTGGCTGAAACTAAAACCTCGCTCTCGATATTTCTTCAGTCTGGAAATAGCCACCTCTGGTCTCGCGTGAGAAACGTGGTAACAATTTCCTGTATAATGTAATTTTTTATTTTCAATGTCTTCAAAATAATTTTTACTATAACAGAGATTTAATTGTGAGTCAATAGCGGCGAAATTGATTGTGTAATCAAAGTATGTAATAGTATTTATCATGTTAGGAACCGCTGGCCCACCAAGAAAAAGAAATTGCCACCTACGACCCTCCAAATCTATATACTCTCTATGCAGGGGGCCACTGGAAAACCAATCAAAATTCAAATTAGAATAACAATAATCAATTAACTTCTTCCTGTCAGCTTCGGAAGAAAGAAAAATATCAATATCTTTAGGGCTGTTTCCCAAATAAAAATCTCTCAATACCCCACCAGCAATCCAAAAATAAACCCCGCTCTTTTCCAGAGGCTCAAAATACTCCTTCTTTATAAAATTCTTTAAGCTATCTATTTTATCTTCCATATTTATTTCCACTCTAGTGCTTCGCTTGTGTTAGGAAATTGTTTAATAAAAACTTTTTTAATTGCTTCCGCAATGTCTCGATGTTCTTTTTGAGTATTTATGTCTGTTCTTAAGTTAATGTAATGAATCCAGCTACGAACAGTGCCGTTCATATACATAGTGGTCTGGGTATTAAGGGGAAGAACTGCCCTAGCGCATTCTTTAGCTACCCCTGCTTCAAGTAAATCTTCATAGGCTTTCATTGCTCCACTCATGGCTCGATTAGCTATATAATATGGCAGAGCACTCTTTTCAAATGCCTCGCTGCTACTTTGTCGATTTTTTTCTGCTGGTTTACGCAGTTCAAGGTTTTCCAGTTCGGTAGCCTCGCTATATCTTTGGGAAAATTCTTGAAATGAAAAGCTCCTGTGACGCAAAATCTGTGCGGCAATTGCCCTGCTCGTCTTTATTTCAACGCACATACTAACCAATTCAAACGGCGACCAGTGCTTGTGTTTAATTAAAAATTTAATAAGTTTCGGCGCGGTGGCCGTGTTCATTTGGTTCTTGGGGTTGGAGACTCTAGCGCAAAAAGCTATCAAATCTTCGGCTCTCATGGGGGAAATTCCCGTTGCCGTGCTAACCTTTGGGTCGGTAACTGATACTAACGCAACATTCATTTTTTTCTCCTAATTCCAAGATGTTTTCTCATCCAGCAGACTTGTAGGGGTCTTTTGTTGGGAAAAAACTTCTGAGTAAGCTCTTTATACTCGTAATCTGCTCCATGTTGTAAAAGTAAAGCTCGTTCAGCATTTGTCCACACGGGCGGTTTTTTAAGCCCCATACTCATTTTCTTTTGACAAATCTGAACGGGGGTTTTGGTTGGAAAGAATTTTTCAGATAACTCACGCTGGTTATATTTCAAATAATTTTCTTTAAGAATTTTTACTTCAGAGTCTGTCCAAATTTGATTTTTATATTTCATATTTAAGGAATATATTTTTTGGCGTGTCCCTCCTTAAGCAAGAAATCGTTTATTGATTTTCCATGATATTTGGAGGTTTTAATATAACAGTTGAGGGTCTGTATGATTCCCAAACACCTTCCGTATTTACCTACCCCCTCAGAAGTTAACAAAAATTCGTTTTCACTTTGAAGTAAAACTTCAGCAAGTGCCTCCTTGGCCTTGAGTCCCTTCTTCTTTACTTCTTTGTCGCGAGTTCTACATTCAAATGCGTTTATATTAGCTAGACGGATACGTTTTTTTATCCATATATTAAAGCCAAGGTCAATCATTGCATCGAGGGTATCACCATCAATGATTTTTATTAATTTAGCTTTATACTTGTACATTACGCACCTTATTTATTCAAAATGATCTTTTATATCAGTAAAGTTTCTTTCTACTATTTGGGTGGGTTTGACTACTACCTTGGTATTGTAGAGAGTTACATATTTCTCTGCATCACTTTTCTTTTTAAAGAAACCCAAAGTTGACCAGTGCAGATTATTCAGCTGCTGTCTAACTTCATAAAATTTATCAGTCGTGCGTGGCATTTTGGTATATCGTCCACCTATAGGGTAAAATTTGCTGTCGTTTTAAAATCCATTTTTTTATTAATTAAATGATTTGTGAATCCTAGAATTTATTTCATAGACCTTTTGTTCTAGCCAAAGAGCTTCGGTAGAGTCAGCAAAAGGTGGGCCGTCCTCCTCATTATAATGATCAAAATTAATTTCATTTTTATTTGCATCAATTGAAATAACATCTTGACCATGACCCGTAGCGTAAGAAAGTTTATAGACAGGGGTTTTTTTAATGTGGCTTTTCAAAATGTAAATCTTCTTGTTGTGGCGTTCGCTGAGAACCACGGCGTTAGCAATAGCTACATAAAGAGGAACATTTTTCTCACTCAATTCAGTGAGCCAATGATCCATAATTTTACGATGAGAAATTTTTAACCCTTCATAATAAACAAAATCATTATTATTTTGAAAAGGGTTGACGGTACGCTGGTTTGCACAGCCAAACGCACTTAACATGATAATGAGTACAATATATTTCATATTTAAATTCTTTAAAATAGTTATTCACCTTTTAAAAATTTTTCCTGTATTTCTTCTACCATCTCCACAAGCAGCCCTATAGGGGCAGCGTCAAGACCATAAGCCCTACAATCAATCAAATACTTATGAAGCCTTTGAATTTTTTTGTAGGTATCGGTTGGTTTATTTCTTTCAAACTCGCTGGGATTCATAAAGCGTAATTTTATTATTAAATTTTTTATCAATTAAATCTTGAGACTGAAGCGTTTTATAGCGTTTATTTCTATCAATTATTTCAGCGTATGCACAGTAATCACTTCCGTCGCCACTACACTTTGACTTAAAAGTGTTTGCAATGTTTTTAGCACCGCTCAAATCAGAGTTATATACAGCGTATAAAAACTCAACATAATTAGAGGTTAGGGTATTATCGTATTTCATAAGGTAGTAGTTCGGTGACTCCTTCAGAGTATCGTTGGATAACGTATTCGACAAAGCTTTCAAACGCCTCGCGAGAATCATGACCGTCATCATCACAGCCCCGGAGTTGTAAGTGTCCATCTTCGGTGCAACAGCCAGAAGCCTTACGGAATTTTCTCCTTACAACATTTGTTTCTTCGTCGTACTCTTCATCTGAGTCTTTAAGTAAAGAGTCTATCAATTCCCCAACTTCGGGGGATTGAATAGATGAACCATTTCGGGTTCTATCCCTATGACTAAAAAACCAAGGGTCACTGGGCAGGTTTAAAATATTAAATTCTTCTCTGGAGAATTTCATTTCTTAATTTTAACATCTTTATACTTTATGTCAAGTATTTCTTGCTAGGCACTTTCTATTTTGTTAAAACCTGTAGTGAACCCATCATGTTCCCACGTAATAGTTCTACCTGTGTCTCCATTAAACCAATAATGAGCTACTTTTATTTCTGTTTCTTTGTATTCCCCACTACCGACTTCTTTTTCATCTAGTTTTCTGGAGACATAATAAATATCATAAATATGATCTATAATATTAGTATCATCTTTAGCTCTAACGTGCATCTCAACAAAATCTTGAGCTTCTTCAAGGGTCACGAAATGCAACTTACCTCCGTCCATCCAACCAGCGTAAGGGCTAGGGTTATCTTCCTCAAGCGTATACTCTCTCTGATAAGCAAAGCTACCTCTGGTATTTTGGCTAAAAATCCACTCGCCTTGACCTCGTTCATAACAGTAAACCCTGTAATCCCAATTGCACCCAGTTTTTCCGACCTCACCTTCGGGGTCATGTTCTTGTTCTTCGTATTTGCAAGTAACCGTCCAAGTAGCTAATGCTCCTACGCCAGCAGTTTTAATAAAGTTTCTTCTGTTCATGGTTTTCGTAAAAAATCTGATGGGCGTAGCATATGAAATTCCCACTGTTGCCTTTGGGACTCGCTACCGTCGCCCTTTGCATTGTTGTCACCCTCACCGTCACCCTTTTTGCTTTGTTCATCTGCCTCTTTTTTCCTCAATCTTCCCACTACGGGGTGTCCTTTCTTTAATTTTCCTCTTAGCTCTTCTTCTATTTGCTCGTGAAGACTTCGGCTATAAGGCACTCCAAACAAACGAGGTTCAAGGTTATCACTTTTATATCCAAAAAATTTTAAAAGCGAACTTTCTTGTTGATCCACAGATTCTAGCAAAAAATAAATCGCGCCATCAAATTTGGTATGTTCATTAGGCTCTTTAATTACTACCCAATGTACTAGCACCTTATCAGGCATATCCTCCTCGTGTGCTGGCCACCCCAGATACGAATGAATTGTAAACCAAAAAATAATAGTAAAAATACAAAAAACAGAAATACAAGATGCTTTATAATACCACCTTAGCTTTGATTCGGTTAGCAACCAAAAAGTCAAAGCACCAAACACCAATAATAGAATTGGTAATGCTATATTCATTTTACATTTGTCCGTCTATTTGCCTTTTTCCCTTGTTGTTCACGACTATTTCGCCGCACCCCTCGCACAAAACGTGAACATATTCACCTTCTTCGCAAAGGTTTTTCATATCATTTAATTCGCTTTCCACCCCAAGGGTTTCCCAAACACAATCCCAGCAAAAATCAGCCATTTTGTTTTCCTTTCTTTAATTTTTGAATATCATACCCATGATCTTTAAATTTTATTTCAGATGCCACAAGAACTGGCGTGTCTTTTATGTCTCTCAATATTTGCTCTACTTGTCCTATCGTTTCTGATTTGGTTTCTCCAACGATAGTAATTGGGTCTTCGGTGTGAGCATAAATACTACCGTCTTCATTGTAAAAGACTTCATGGACACTATGCCAAGTAACTCCATCCTTTTCGTGTTTTATGATTCTATTGTTCCACATCTAACGCTTGACTAACTCACTTTAATACATAAGTTTCTAAAGTGTGCAACCTGTCCCTTGCGTCCGCTAATAAAGATAGTGCTTCTTCAGCGTTTTTGTAAAAGTCCCCCGTAGAATGGTCTCCTATTCCAACCGCTTTGTCATCAAGCAAATGAAGGGTAAGTTTGGCTTTAGCTATATCTGCTTCGGCAGAACTCTTTAGCATCTCGTATAATTTCTTATTCATATTTTTTATTCTTCATTATCCAATGATAAAGCGTGCTACTGCCATAGCCGTAGCCGTAGGGCAGCGGTCGATAATCTTTTGTTTGTATTTCTGGCGGTTTCCCCCAACTTTTAGGAAAAGCCTTGCCACTTGGGCTACGGTATACTATACACCCTGTTAACACTAAAATCAACAAAATTATTGATACCTTATTCACAACTTAAAGCACCTCTTTTCAACATCATAACAACTCTTTAATAATCTTGCATCAATCCCTAAGTCTTTCCTTATAGTCTCTAGGGGGTCGTCCACAAGATGACAGAAGCTACATTCTGACAAGTCCACTCCACACTGTTCTCCTGCAACAACACCCATGTTGAAAATAAATCTTTCCTCTTCTCCAAACTTGTATCCTTGAGGATAAAAGTATTTACAAATAAACATAAATAAATTTCTTCTCCATCTTTTCATTTTTTTTGATGACCCCATCGTGTATCCGATGACAAAGGCTTCGTCTTTAAGTTCGACCCCTCTCCCCAACAGGATGTGAATACAATCATGTGTAACTAAATCAACCGCTCCACTAAAAATCTTAGAAGTGCTATAGTTAGGATTTTCGACCAACCTAATAACAAGAGGTATATCGCTCTGATCCAAAAGGTCTTCGCCAACATCTTCTGTCATCTCTTTGAGTGCAGTCCCTAATGTTTTTTTTGCGCCAGCACCGCTTAAAGAAGTGCTGCGTTTTTTTACTTTTTTTCGATTCATTTTATATCATCTTTTCTCTAGCTTTTTTTTGTGCTTTCCATAAGCTCCTTAACACTATCTTTGCAGAACCCCGCACCTTCTCTATTAATAAATTCATATATAACCCCCGTTAGCTCTGAGGGTTTAGTGAATACTTGTGTTAGGTCGGGGTCTTTGCAGACAATTGGTTTTTCAGAATAAAATTCTGCATACCCTTTTTCTTTCCACTCCTCCATGACCGCTCCTACATCTTCAACTTGGTATGCTATGTGATGGATGCCACCAATATTTCCTCTTTCTGCCACCCAATCCCCAACGATGGAACCTTCACTGCCATCGCTAACAAAAATTTCAGGGGGGGCATGATACTCTGCCTTCATGGGTGCGTCGGGAGCGTGTTGTAAAACACGATGAGTCCAACGCATCGTGTCTGGATGCCTTGTTTCTGGTGGCTCAAGGGCTAGACAATCAGCCTTAGACCCATCATCAAATTCTATTTGAAATTCTGTACCGACAGTATATCCAAAAGCTTTCCTAAAAAAAGCGGCAGATTGATGCCTGTCCTTCACCCTGTAAGCTATGTGGTCTAATCTCATAATATCTCAACCCCTTTATAGTTCAGTAAAGTTCATCAGCCAAATACCTATGGCAACTGTCACCGCCACTGTTAAGACTAATACAACTATAGCCATTTATTTGCCATTCTTTTTTTGTTTAATAGTGTCCCCCCTTGTAGGTGCCACGGTCTCTTCCTTTTTATCAAAGCTGTGCCACCACACAGGTATCTCTTTTAGTAAAAAATAAAAGCTTAATCCCCATAACGACACCGCTATAGAAAATAAAGCCCATTTTACCCCTACTAAATTACTTACTATTTCTGCTTCAGTGTTCATTTACGGTGAAATTTTTTTAGTTTTTAAATTTACATATAACAACTTCACTCCCAACTTCTTTTGCACAGGTGTCAATACTCTGTTTATTTTTGTATTGGGAGTCTTGGCTGTTGATGATCTTCTGCTTAATGTTTTTACATCAAAAAACTGCATGTCTCCCGTATCAGGATTAATTGCAATAAAGTCTATTGGGCCAATGTTATTCGTCTCATTATAACAAAAATAACCTTTTTCTACATAGTGTTGCATAGCAATTAGTTTGCTAGACATTCCCTTTTGGTGGCTGTGGTGCATCTACTATTCTCCTAATGGATTAGTTAAAATTGCAGGGAGTTCGTTTATCTCAATAACTTCACCGTTCTTGTCGGTCTTAAATCGAAAAGCTGTCTTTTCGTCCCCTGTGGCAATAAGAGTCTTTTTTTTCATTACTATTTGTTTGTAGGGCTTAATTTTAATTAGGGTAATGGTAGCCTCAACAGGCTCTGCATCTTTTTTGCTGTAGACATGAACATTGACAATATTTTCACCTGCGGTTGCCCCTCGAAAGGCAACAATTTCTTCGTTAAATCCAACCACTTTACCTTCAATATCAACAGATAAACTATTATTTCTAGACTTACCAAGGGCATCGTGATTCAGGCTGATTAAACTACCCTCTCCCCCTTCCCGATTGTTGAAGCTAACCACGTGGCCTGACGCTGCCTGAACGTACAAATCTAAATCGTCTTCACTTTCTCCAGCCCAAGTAAGAATAACTTCATACAAAGTATTTGGTGGGCGCATCTTAGTCTTCTCTTCTTCGCTCTTAAGTAAAAAAAGAATAGCCACCAACATCAACAGACAACAAAAAAGTACATCAATGAATGGCCGAAAAGAAAAAAATCTTCTTATTTTCATTCTTCTAATTTAAATTTCAAAATCATAAGTTGAGCCTGTAAGGGGAGGCTAAAAACAATTCCACAAATAGTGGTATAAAAAGCAGTATTCAATCCTGTCTTAAGGCCAGCTACAATATCACTTACTTCGGTTCCTTCGTTAAGGCTCGTCGATGTAGCTACGCAGAGACCGAAAACTGTACCCAAAAGACCAAGAGAGAAAAAATGTTCAGCAGCAAACCAACCCACATCTGAGCGTCTAAGAAGGTCAGCCTTATCATCTACTGAGGCTACAGATGAAGTTAGCTGATCGGCAAGGTAACATAGCTTCCCTACCATTGCAGATACTGATACATACAGGGTCATGATTACAATAGTTAAATAACTAACATCGCTTTTTACCATAAGGGTAATAGCTCCTTTTGTTTCAGCAAAAAAGACCGCTGTTAGCATCACAGCATTAAGGAGGAACCATTTCGTAAAAGTGGACATATTAATTATATTTAAATTAGAATAAATTTACTATTTTTTTTATTACTTTTCATACTTTTAACAAGCCTTTTAGCTTATTCCAAGTATCTTCTATTTCCTCGCAATCTGTAGACACAATATAGTGGGGGATACCAACCTCGAAATCTTCAACATGGTATTCTTTTCTTAACTCCCTTTTAGAAGTGAGCAAGACTTCTATTACCTTGTCTTGGTTGTTATTTTTAAGTTCAGCCCTTAAGTCTTCGTAGGGATTCACGAGGCACATTACTACGTCCGTACCCTCCCTCACGGGGCGACCTTGGATACCGCCTTCTTTCCTACAATAAATCGCAACCCAATCTTCGCGCTCACCCTTTTTATTTAGATAGGTGGCTACAGCATTAGCATTCTTAATATTTTCTTCACGACCTTGTCTGCCATAATTCTTATTTGTAAACATCTCCCTAAATTCATCACCATCAATAACAAACGGCGTATCAAGATGTTCTGCAAGCAAAGTACCTAGAGTAGTTTTGCCTGACGCTGGTTGTCCGTATAATAGATATATCATGTAGTTTCCTTATCAAGTATATCGTAATCATATTTTTCATGATCACCCGTTACCCATTTCCAGTTCTGTTCTACGGACCACTTATGTTCATGCAATTTTCTATCAATCACTACCTCGTCAGGCTTCACACAAAAAGAAGGGTCGTGACATCTTAATCTATTATTGGGTTGAATTGCATAATTACCATTATCTAGAAGAATAACATGACCACATTTATGTTGGCCCGCCGCTTCAGAAAATGTTACATCAGTAATGTTAGGGTCTTCGTGCGCCCAGTCTAAGGTAAATAAATACAAACCTTCATATTTATTTTGACGGCGGCTAACATATTTCATCTTTCTATATTGAAGGGTATCAAAAATAGTAACACTCACATAATAGCTAAATGAATCCCACAGCATTAGCTCGTCCAATTCCATGAGGGGAGAACCCTCTCTGGAACAAAAAGCGTGAATAGGTAGTCTCCAGAAAATTCCACCATCTTCCATCAAACAGTGAAAAAGAGGAACATTACTAGGTATACTAGCCACCCCAAAAATTAAACAGGGGTAATAGGTTCCATGACTATCCTCCATATTTCTTAAAAATTCCCCCCTTACAAAGCACTCTTGAGGAGGGATATTGGCATTTAAATAAGCCATAATTTATCTTATAATATATTTGTTTGGAGGTAAAAGTCAAAGATTTTTAGTGTAATTAAAAACATGCCAGCTACATACAGTACAGTGGGAACCCTACAAGGAGCGTTACACCAGAGCTTTACAACGGGGGATTTTATGCTCGTTACTGCTGGAGATTCGTCGTACCAAAGTCAAATCACAGGACTCCTAAACACTGGACTCAGCTATGACAGGGCTGAACTTACCAATCACATTGGTAGGGAATATTATAGAAAACTAAATCAATTTGGTTTAAGCCCAACCTACAAAGACAGTCTAGACTCTGGCTTTAGACCCTTAACTTTCACTGGCTTATACACGGCTCCCTAAGTATTCTTCCCAAATACTTCGTTCGATTGTTGGGTGACCCGAACAAAAGTGGCACACTTAGGCATATCCTTTAGCCTTCTTGCTCCGATATAGGTACACGCAGAACGTAGTCCGCCAAGGATACTTTCTACCGTGTTTTTGACTAGCCCTCTGTGTTCCACTCTAACTGTTTTGCCTTCTGACGAACGGTAGCTTGCAACGCCGCCGTAATGTTTCTTCATGGCTGATTCAGAACTCATACCATAGAAAGTTTTATATTTTTTGCCATCTATTTCTTCTTCTTGACCGGCGCACTCCGTATGTCCAGCGAGCATACCACCAAGCATAACAAAATCCGCACCACCACCAAAAGCCTTGGCAACATCTCCAGCACAGGTACAACCGCCATCAGCCATAATATACCCCCCAACGCCATGAGCGGCATCGGCACACTCAACCACCGCGCTAAATTGGGGATAACCAACACCAGTCTGAATGCGGGTAGTGCAAACAGAACCACTTCCAATACCAACCTTAACGATGTCTGCTCCGCTTAATATGATCTCTTCTGTCATTTCGCCAGTAACAACATTACCCGCAATGATAATGAGCGCGGGGTGTTCTTCCCTGACTCGTTTAATAAAATCACAAAATCTTGCAGTGTATCCATTAGCTGCATCAATACAAACGAATCTATTATGGTAAAAATTCCATTGAATGTCTCTAAGGTAATCTACATCATCATAATTATTTGGGTCATACTTGATACCAATAGAGGGACAAAGATGGTCGTAAATTCTACTTTGCCAACTCTTTGCTCCACGCTCGTACTTCCAATTTTTTGAGTTAGCTTCCCTACTTGCTTTCGTTTTGTAAACCCCGTAGCCATCCAGCTTATGTAACCACTTGTCTACATCATTGTGTTTACTAATACAGGTAAGCATATGATGTGGAGCAAGAGTTTTTGCCATTTCAAAAGTCCCTACCGTGTCCATATTTGAGGCCACGATTGGGATGCCTTTCCAGCCATAATCTTTAGGGTTGCTACCTTCACCGCCAGCATTAGGAAAAGTAAACTCACGAACCAAATCGACTTCCTTTCGGGAGGTCAAAGTAGAACGCTTTGGGCGCATAAGAACATCCTTATAGTCCAGCTTAATGTCTGATTCAATTCTCATTTTATAGTGTTAAAAGTCTTTTGTATCTTAGGGCAACTCTTTGAGCATTCTTTCGGGCATAAAAAAGGCGCGACATTACAGTTCCCTCTGAAATATGCAACACCTTAGAAATTTCTCTATAATTTAAACCTTCAGACTCATATAGCAATAATATCTCTCGGTGACATGGGGACAACTTATTAAGGACTGCTTTTACCAACAATATATTTTTTGCTGATTCGTCTTTTTTCTCTATTCTATCGCTGGGCAGTTCATTCGTAGCAACATTCAGTACGTTTTCATCTACTACTACAAGCGGCGACCGTTGAATACGCCTATATTCATCGTAATATTTATTTCTAGCAATGACATTAACCCATGTTGCAAATCTGGAATTACCTTTGAAATTTTTCAGGTTCTTCCAGCATTTTATTAGGGCTTGTTGGTAAACTTCCTCGGCCACGGTTTCATTTCCTTTGGCAAAGTGTAAAATCCATTTTTTTATATACTCTTCATTACAAGAAATTAGTTCACCAAAGGCTTTTTCGTCCCCCTTCTGGGCTAGCTTAATCAGTTGTTTTTCTTCTGAGATTTTCACTATAGATTATCTATAATATATTTAAGCGTTTTAAACCTCAACATTTGTTCATAACGTATTTCCGAATTATACCTCTGAGCCGCCCAAGAACATTCACGAATTTCTTTCTCAACCAAATTTATCAATTCGACTTTGTGCTCGCGCAATAATTGGATTATCTCTCGATCTTCCATGCTTTAAGTCAACTCCAGCGGGAGGCTAAATTCATTCGCGTACCTATAAATCTTGGACACCTTAACTGTATAAGAATCTTTTTTGTATAGTTTGTATTTTTTATCTTTAACTTTTTCGTTCCATCGAGAAGTATCTTTCAGGACGCTATCTACATATAAATCAAATTTACTTTTTTTAATTTTAGAATGTGTATTTGAATTCATCTAGGTTTTCCTTCCATGGTGGGGCGATTCTTTATTATAGAGTTTTTAAAAAATTTGTCAAGGAGGCCACTTATCTTAACTCCTCTCTCAAGAGCCTCCACCTATCACTATCAATCTCCTTTGTACCATCATTAATAGCTTTGATCATATCTACAACCTCTTCTATGGAATCGTAAATATAACGATGAGGTAGCATACCCATCATCCAAAGAGGAGTCGCGTGTTTACCTCCTTCCATAGAAATAAAGATTGGTTTTTTCATCCTTACGGCTGTAACAAGTTCTTCCGCACTCCCCCAGCTTGCTACATCAGGCAACAAATGAGCTATGATAAAATCGCTTCTATCAACGAGGTTTAAATCATAACTACGAACAAGTTTCATTCTGTCGGAAACATCATTGAAGTAACCGTGCTTTTGGCAGTGGTCTAACGATAGGCGTGTATCTTCATCTTCTTTTACATCCTTAACAAAAGGCTTTTTATAGGGATTGAAAATTCTTATGCCAAGCGACTCTAGTTCTCCTTCGACATACTCACGCCAATCTCTACCACTAGCATACTGCATGTGGCCCACTAGGTAGGTTCTAGTTTTAAAAAGCACATTTTTCATAATTTATTTTTTTGTTTGGCGTAAAGAATAATTTTTGATCTTAATTTATTAATTACAAGCTTGGTCCACGCTATATACTTTTGATCAGATTGAAGCTCGTGCTTAGGAACAGAAGTCATTTCATCTTCTATCTCATTTACTATCTTGATAATTTCATCTAGCCTCAAATAGACCACATTAAAATGTAGCCCAAGGAAATAAAAAAGTCAAGGCTTCTAAAAAGAATTAAGATTGTATTTCCAATAACTCAAGATTATCAGTGAACTTATCGAAGGGAATATCTTTATAAGTAAGAACGTGGGAAAGCTTCTGTTTATAGCTCCTGCGCTCTATAAACCTTTCATCGAGAACCCCTTCGGCCATTAGTGCGGCTACGGCAGAAATAGGGGAAGCTGTTGCTCGCTGCATGGCAGTAAAGGGATTAGAATATCCTACAATTATTTCTTTCTCAAAGCTTACGCTTCCAGCGCGTACAACCACCCTAATAATAACGATATCCCCATATGGGGATGGGGGACATGTTTTTTCAAAGAATTTTGAAACGACATCATCTTCTAGGTTGGCTTTTTTTATCAGCCCATGCACAATATCCCTGTGTCCTTTGAATCTGAGCGTTTTATAAAAGCAATTTTTAACATCACGACGCTGCATGTCTCTAAGGGTATGGGACGCTCCACCGCTAGTACAAAATGCTTCTAGCTCTTCCCCAAGCAGTTTAATATAAATTTTTTCATGACCTGACATTCCTTCTACGGTTTTTATTTCACCATTAACAAGAACTTCACAGTCATCTTTGTACTCATTAATAAGTCCATCCATTGACCACGTTAAAAGATAATTAAGGGGTGGATTAGCATCAAAATTAGCTGGTAATCCACCTACCATCATCTCAACTGATTCAACAGGTCGATGAAGCTCTGAGAACCCTTGTTCAGCTAAAATGTTGACCCACCCCGGCGCAAGGCCGAGGTCGGTCATGACAGGGAAGTTGGCATTCTCTGTCGCGTATTGATTTATAAACCGAGATACGTCTACACGCCCCCCTAGGTCGCAATAACGAACCCCGGAATCAATACAAAATTGAGCTAATTCTTTATTTTGATGAAAAGGAAGACTACTGATTACCACTTCAGGTCTTTCAAAGTCTGGTATGATTTCTTTATAATTTCTTTTATTGCAATCGTAAAAAATTCCATTTTTATCCTCAGGGGTAGAGTTTATAATTTTTCTAAAATCCCCCGCCGCATTCTCATTACTATCAACACCTATGACATAGTACCCTAGCCGCGACATACAATGAGTAATGGCCAAACCCATTCTTCCTATTCCAAATACTGCAACTTTTTTCATTTTATTTTTTGCACCTCTTACGGGGGCCTCCTTGGCCGCGATATTTTTTCATACCTTTGCTTTTTTTACCACACCCAGCACGACTTTTTTTCTTTACTGGTTTGGTATATGTATATACTTTTTTGTGGGAAGGAGCCATATCAATTTTTCCAAACGCACTGAATTAAATTATCTTTAAAAAATTCTTTGGTATATCTCATTACATCCTCTGGATCAAAACTCTTGCAAGTATAGATATCTATTGAAAAAAACTTAGGACTTCTCTTGTCCCAAGAATAAATGTGCATACCCGACTCTTTCCAGTGCATAAAGCAACACCAACCATATTCTTCCGCAAAAGAAGTTAATGGTTCTGAAACAGGCGTCATATCTAATACTTGAGAAATCTCTTTGCAATATGTTGCTTGGTCTTTTGGGCAAAAAGAATTATGTAGAGTTCCCTCTACAACCATTCTTTGCCTACAAATTTCAGGCGCTAATTCTTTCCATGTGCTCATAATCTATTCGCGCAAAGAACGAACCAGTCTCCGTACCCCTGAGCTAATCCGTCTTTTTTTATAATGTCGGTGGCATAGTGCCACATCACCCTGTCACTAAGAAAAAGCATCTGCCCGTCTTTTAGGGCGTGTGTTAAAATAGCTTCAGAGTCTTTATTTGCATAAGCTTTTAATTCTCCTCCTTCTATATTGCTTCTCTGTATTCCCACCATAGCAATACAATCATATCCATCTTGATGAATTCCTTCCGGGGCAACTGGAGCACTTCCACCCAACTCTTCCAAAGTGATTACTCTTAATTGATGAACATCAACCTCAATTCCATCAAATAATTGATTTTCTTTTTTAAAAGCAAGACACATTTCTTCAAAACCCACACTTTTTATCGTACTCTCTTCAAGGTTTTGAAATTTTCTTACCGCTCCCCCTTGGTGAGAATTATAATCAGAGCTTTGGGTAAACTCGCTTTCAGGAAGGTGAGTTATATCCACTTGTTCTCCTGCGCCCCAATGAGTGGTTCTCAACTCAATTTTCGAATATCTTCTTAATCTGTATTTACCGTCCTTATGATTGGTGTGAGGTAAATTGTCAAACGATGGGCGAAGGGTTTTTATCGCCTCTTCGTTTAGTTGATTAAGCTGCATCAGTCTCATATTTCCTCTATCCTTTTGGCCTTGTCGTCAATTACCATGTCGCAAGCTGGTTTGATATACTTTCCTTTAGAGCCGGTAGATAAATCATGAAATTTACAACCCCATGACTCCAGCTGCTTCCAAGTGAATTCATAGTAGCATTTACCCAAAGATATAGATTTCTGAGAGCCCCCTCTGGCGGTCCAATAAACAACATACCATCCTTCGTCATATAATTTATTTATTTTATTTATATTTTCTTGATTAGGTTCCGCAAGGTTATACTGCCTTTTACCTGAATAAAAACAAATTGTTTCATCTATATCAACTAACACAACTTTTCTATCATCAGATGAAAATTTCTTTGATTCATGAAATTCCATATTTCTTGCCAATTCATCGTACATTGCTGCCTCAGGATGTCTATAAGAACCTAACATATTTCTATCACGACAGTATTTATTTCTCCACCTTAACCATTCTGGGTAGGATGCCATTTAGTTACCTCGTTAAAATTATGTCTAAGATTAACTTGAAGCCACTTTTCCGACTCCGCACTGTAATGGTTGCCGTGGGTTATATGCATATTTTGCCTTTCTACGCTACGATACATAGCCATTAATATATCACATTTTACTTTTTGTTTATCTTTCATCTTTTGCGCGTGTTTTTTCTTTTCGTTTTTGATTTTGATTTAGAGGGTCTTGCTCGCTTGACTTCTGGCATCATCGCTCGAATTTCGTCTACCAGTTGAAGTTCAATTGCTTCATCAGCACTAATCCACCAGTCCTTTCTATCCCAGTTTCTTTTTATCTTTTGCTTTGTGAGCTTTGATCGGTTTGTAAAAATTTCTAGAATACGTTCTTCAATTCTTTTTACAAATTCCACTTCATCTTCTATTTCAAATGTTTTACCATGTGCTCCAAACGCTGCTCGGTGAATCATAACCCAAGCTTGGTGGCCAACCCACCTTATATCACCCGCTTGCAATAAAATTCCCGCCATTGAAGCAGCCATGCCTAATGTGCCCGTTGTTATTTTGTGCCCTTTGTTTCGCAGGGATTGAATAAAATCAAACAATTCAAAACCAGAAATAATTTCACCACCGGGAGAAGAAAAAATAATTTCAATATCACATTTAGGATCGAGTCTAGACCATTCGGTGAGCTTTTTCATGCAGCTACCCACAGAAGAACTGCTTACCGAACCAGAGAATCTATAAAGATGGTTTTCTTCATCTTTTGCTTGATCTTTTGCCCTGCTTTTAAAAGCTTTTTCGGTTTCTATTTCAGATTTAGAGGCTTCTGATTCAATTTTTCTTGCTTCAGCCTCTGCTTTTCTTGCTTCAGCCTCTGCTTTTTTAACTTCGGCATACTTAACAGCAAGATCAGCTGCTAACTCTTCTGAGGTTTTATTTTTTTCGCTCATGGTTTTTACCTGTCCTTAAATCTCCTTACTATCTTTACAAAAAAATTAGGTTTAGGTTCTGTGGAGTAAGGATAAAGTTTTTCTTTTTTTCTACGTTTAATTTCTTGTTTCTGATGCTTTACATGTTTTTCCCACTCCTCTCTTTCCTTCGAGCTAAGATGGGGAGGGATAGGGCTTCTTTTATAATAGTGCTCGTTAGTCATCTTTCTTGTCTTGCTTTCCTTTGTCTTTTGCATCTTCTTGGTTGCCTATTGCTCCCCCTACTGCTGCCCCTACTCCCGCTCCAATTAACGTTCCTTTCGTGTCTTTGCCTATAGCCTGACCAGCCAACGCTCCAATAGCTCCTCCAATGAGGGCTCCAGTGCCGGTTTTAGTAACGCAACCAGTAGTTAGTGTTAGTGCCAGTATTAATATTAATATTAGTTTTTTCATAAAATTATTTCATTCCTTGGGGAAAAGTTAGTTTATCGGCATGATTCACCGTCCAACTTACTTCATGTGTGACAGCCCTGAAAGTTCTAGCTGCACTGGGAAAACCATTTCCAGACTTCTTGACTCCTCCAAAGGCAAGATGTGATTCGGCTGCAATAGAGCCACCATTCCAGTAAATCATACCCGCTTCACACTCGTCTCTTAATACTCGTGCTTTTCTGAAATCATTAGTAAGAACTCCTACCGCTAATCCATACTCTGTATCATTATAAATCCGAATAGCATCTTCCAAAGTATCAAAAGGAATAATGGCTACGTGAGGACCAAAAACTTCATTGCGTAAATAAGGGGCGTCACCCCCGCGCCATTCTACTTTATAAATCATGGGTGTAGAAAAGAAGGCTCCATTATCAGTAGTGTAGGTGGGGTGTAGCACTACGTCTGCTTGGGGGTCGTCTATAACCATTTGGTTGTACTGGCTAACTTTATTGAAGGCTTGTTCATTAATGAGAGGTCCATAATACATTTCTTTGTTCACAACCCACTCTTCCCAAGCTACCACTTCAGGCATTCCAGTAGACTTTGTTATTTGTATAAATGGATTGCCAGTTTTTATATCTTTACTTTTTTCAACAAACCGTGATACGAATTCATCATATACCGTACGCTGAACTATTAACCTTCCAGAAGAAACACACCGTTGACCAGAAAGTTTATATGCGCTAGCCACAGCCGCTTCAAGTGCGAGGTCCATTTCTACGTCATCAAAAATGATACAAGCTGACTTACTGCCCATCTCACACGATGTTGTTTTATGCCAGCTGTCTGCTGCAACCCTTCGTATGTGTTGCCCTACTTCTGCACTTCCTGTAAAACAAATATGATCTACATCATCGACGGCTAAAAGGTTTCCTGTATCTCCTTCTCCATGAACCAAATTAATAACACCAGCTGGAATACCAGCTTCTTCATAAATTTCTATAGCTAACTGAGATGACATGGGTGCATCTTCGGAGGGTTTGAGTATTACAGTGTTCCCTTCTACAAGGGCTGGCGCAGCACACCAGTACGCTCCAATAGCCAAAGGAAAATTAAACGGAGATATAATTGCTATTACACCTTTTGGCTTGCGTAGCATGTAGGCATCTTTATCTTCTATCTCAGACGCTACTGCTTCGCCGTGAGAATATCTACCTGAACCAAACGCAAATTGAGCCATATGTAAAGCTTCATTTACCTCTGCTATGGACTCGTTATAGTTTTTACCTGTCTCTAGTGAAATAACTTCTGCTAGCTCTTCTTTTCTGTTTTCAATTATTTGAGCTACCCTGTTCATGTAATCAGAGCGCACAAATCTGCTAACTTTTTTCCACTTATGGAAAGCTTTCCTCGCAGATTTAACTGCTAAATCCACCTCGTTAGGTCCACTTAATGGGAATGCACCTAAAGGTTTTCCTGTGGATGGATTAATATTATGGTAGCTGCTTTCATCCTTGGTGTGAGGCAGGCTCCACTCTCCATTAATATAATTTTTTCCTTCCATGTTCATCTTATTTACCTTGTTTTTGCATTATTTATTTTATTAGTAGGGCAACAATCACTGCCAACCCCACCCCAAACAGAGATATACCTATCCACAATAAGCCTGACAAGGCTGTTGCTGCCACAGACCTTTGGAGGCGAATAGTATTCTGTTTTGAGCGAAGGCCGTATTCCATAATCTACCAATAGGGTTAAGTCTCATATTTATGGTATTAATTTTTATTTAATTTTCTAAATTATTATCAATCTCTCCATATCCGATAGCTATCTTCGTCTTTATGGAATGTGCTACTTTCAATAATAACACAGTCTGTTAAGGCTTCTATTTGGTGGGGAACCAACCTATCAATGGTATAGCAATCCCCCTCATTTAACGGAAGAGAGACTTGTGTAGCCGTCTCGGTGTCAATGCTTCGGAGTATGCACATCCCCTCTAAAATATAAAACGTTTCATGTTTATCAGAATGATAATGCATACTAAACTTGTGGCCATTTTTTATATTGAGAATCTTGCCACAGTAATTATTTTCCTCATCATTAGCTAGCCAAAGCTCATGCCCCCATATTTTTTGAACTTTTTTGGGCTTATTTTTCACAAGATATACTATAAAAAAATATATATGTATTCTAAATAATATTTATAAATTAGAATAAACCTCACTCTCCTTGAAAGAATTTAAAAAATACTTACCCGTAAGCTTTTTTCTAGTATCGCAAGTTTTTAAATACTCGTGGGTACGATAGATTAAATCCATATTGAACATTTTTTGAACAGCCTCTTCCATACAGCTAAAGTAAAAAGGGTAATCCTCCCCCAAGTACTCAATGGTGGGGGGAAGCGGGTTAACTAAAATGGGAGTAGCTCTCGCAATAGCCTCAATAATTGAATTGCTTGCGCTGCACGTGTATACATCTAGAAAAATAATATTTTCTGAAAAAATATCATCATACTCTTCATTACTAAGCTTGTGAAGCTCTTCTACATAACCAGTTTCCTCTGAATAATAATAGTTATGATTTACGGAGGTAGAATAGTCGTACCTTAATTCCTTTAGCCTAAGACCATGAACAAACTGATGAGGAGAACTATTGGCCTCATAAGGGAGAATTCTGGTTTTTGTATAAATGTTATTATCAACAGGAAGATAATAAATAGAATTAATTTTTCTCAACCAGTACCCTACATTAAGAAGTCTTTTCTTTGGGTTCTTTAAAAAGTTATTAAAATTAAATTGCTTTTCTGGTATTTCAGTAGGATGACAAAGTACGGACACAGGCACATTTACAAGGTTGCGGTAGAAGTCTGCGTGGTATTCTGTTAAAGTAAATAACCCTAAACAAGAATCTATACTTTTTTTAAATTCAGGCATATTAATTATTACCTCAGGAAGACCTTTAGGGCCAAACCACCACGGGTAATTTTGAGGGTTATGGAAAAACCCCACCCAAGGTTTACGGATAGGTACTACGCCGTTGCTTTTACATTCGTCTAATCGCCAATAAAATTCATTCTCCAAAAAACCATAAAATGATATTCCACGAGAGTTGTGAAGGGGCTCTAGGGCTCCCACTGCATAATCCCAGCCACTTCTGTGGGTTGAAAAGGTAGGCTGCTCAGTCAATTGTATTTTACCATTGGGGTTGTCTCCAGAAAACGTTGTGGTATCCTGCCCCCATTCATTTACGCGTACCTTAGAAACCTTTGACATTATATTTAAATTATTTAAAACTCATAAAGAAGTTCATTATTAAACATTATTTTAACATAATCTACCTTGCAAGTTTGTTTAATTGTTGATTTAGCAAAATCAGTTAAGGATTGCGGGATTGCATGGTATAGATCAATTGCTTGCTGATGGCGTTGCTTACGATTGCATGAACAGCCATGGGGTAGTCCCCTCATTAAGTCTATGAATAGACGCTGCAAGGGGTCTACGACATCACCAATGCTCTGAAGCATTGCTGTCATTCCATTGAGGTCAGAGACTATTAATTCATTCCTCATAAAGTAGCAATCCTAACTATTATAAAATAGATTACCAAGCTTAACAAATAAAGTAAGCAAAAATAAACTAAACCTATAGCCAAAGAAATAAAGAAAGAATACCATATTCCCAAACAGAATGGACAGGTAATAAGTCTAGTAATGAAGCAATCTTTCCTCACGGTGAGAAAAGAAATGTAATCACCACTATAATCTTCACGAACATACTCCTCGTATTCATCAAGACATAACATTTTATTTAATTTAAAAAGCCTTCCATATTCTACAACAGCATTCGTTTTAAACCAGACTGTAAATATAAAAGAAATAAATGAACTAAAAATTAATAAAAGCTCAATATTTATCACCTTAAACATCTTAGCAATTATATAAGTTCTAATTTAATTTAACAAAATTTTTGTTGAAAAAGTGTGATAACTTTTCTCGGAACATTAGGAGACACTAGTACCCCCCCAAAGGGGGGATACTGTATTTAGTGTGTGTATATAACTTTTCTTCGGCCCCTTTAAATTATTTAATGCGGAGGGGATTTGAAACTCCGCGACACAAAATACTGGCGATTAACTAAAATCGCGATAGCCTACCACTAAATGGCGGGAGGGACTGTGCTCAAAAACTCCGCTTACGACTATCTACCACAACACGCTGGGCATTGCCATAGTAATTAACTATGCGTCCTTGTTCTCGTGTATTTGAAACGAGAGGCTACCCTTTGATCTGGAAGTAAGCCAACTTCCCCCCTACTGCATTCGGTTTGTCTCAGGAAACTCCACTGATTACTCTCAGCGAGCTTAAAAGGAATTCCGCCTTTTGGGTATGATAATACCCCTAGAAGGATTTGTCAACTATTTATGAAACCCGTACTCCCAAAACCTTTTGGCCCCCGGAAACTTTCTCCAAGCTGATCTACTTCTTCCCACTCAATTTCTTGACACTTTTCAATTATTAATTGGGCAATTCTATCTCCTCTGTAAAAATTTATACTTTTATCACAGCCGAAGGAAGACTTCTCAGAATTAACACTAGTTACCCACGCTTGGGAATTATATTTTTTTTCAAAAAGAGAAGAAGGTAAATTTAAGTTAATAATAATAATTTTTATCTCCCCCCGATAACCTGAATCAATAATACCTCCGAGAATATGTAAACCCTTGTTTACAGCTAGGCCGCTGCGCGGAGCGATTCTTCCATAGTATCCCTCAGGAATTTCTATACAAAGACCAGTGGAAACACAGGCCCTTTGCATGGGGCCTAAAATAATAGGGTCTTCAGTATGCAAATCATAACCAGCGTCACCCGGTAAAGATTTACGCGGGAGAGAGATACCCTCATGTGCTCTGGTGATATTAATTTTCACTTCTTAGTAGATTTCTTTTTTCTAGACTTCTTTTCTTTTCTGTCTACACATTCATTTCTAAAAATTGCAGCGGGTAATATATACCCCTCCATTCCTACGCTCAACATTTGAGAATATAGTGATTTAGTGTCCTTGGGAAAACATGTCCCCCCAAATCCCTTTTTGCCATCTGGGCCCGGAACCTGAGTGTGACTCGAGCCAATCCTTTTATCCAGACGCACTATTTCAACAACACTGTTATAATTAATTTTTTGTTTTCTACAAAATTCTTCCATCTCATTAAAGAAGGATACCTTAATCGCCAAGAAATTATTTCGTATTGCTTTTACAGTCTCTGCTTCACCCGTTGAACAAAAAACTAAATTAGCATTTTTAATTTTTCCGTTACGTTTGGCAGTAATAAACATCTTACGAACTAGTTTCTTGAGGCGCGCCCCAAGTGGGCCACTCAGCAGGAGGAGACCCACAATCCAATTTTCACAATTATAAACATCTTTTTCCCAATTTCTTTCAGTAAGAAACTCAGGCATGTAATTGACACCCAACTTTTTAGACGTTCCCACTGGTACTGTAGATCGTATAAAAATTCTAGAGTTATCAACAGGCAAAGAGTTCACTACTTCCTCTACCATAGAGGTGTCACAGCTACCATCTTTGTCTTCGGGCGTGGGGACACAAACGAAAACCAGATCACAAACCTTGAGATCGTCGAGCTTCGTGTCAGAGGGAATACATTTCTTAGGGTCGATGTCGTAAGTGATTACTGTATTATCTTCCACATCGGCGTAATTGTCTTTACAACCGAATAAACGAGTGGCTCCACCCACATAACCATTTCCTACTACTCCAATAATCATGACATTTTAACTGTAATTTGTGAATCTTCAGTAAAGGCTGCGTGAATTTTAATTCTTTGCAAGTTAATGCCAAGGTCTTTACACAGTTCTAAAGAGGAGCTATCATAATGATAAATATCCCCAAAAACGATGGTGGCGATTCCATAAGCTGCAACAGATTTTAAGCAATCATTACAGGGCAAGTGAGTACAAGCCAAGAGACTGCACTCGTGAGGCTTAACATAACGCAGGGCATTTACTTCTGCGTGAACCACCCTTCGACGCCTTTCGTCTCGATTATCCCACTTAATCTCTATATTAGGAGGGGCTCCATTGTAACCAAGTGCAGCTACACTCTTGTCGTGACGCAAGACAGAACACCCTACCTGAAGATAAGGGTCTTCACTACGACAAGCAGCTACCTTGGCAAGCTCTAGAGCATACCTTTCCCATGACATCCTTTTATTTTTCATAAATTTGGTGGGGAAGGCGGGACTTGAACCCGCATAAGCTAATGCTCGACAGATTTTAAGTCTGTTGTGTATACCAATTCCACCACTACCCCACTTACGGACTTTCGACTTGTACCTTTTTATAGATTACGGTGGGACGCCCCATCTTTTGCTGCTTGGAGGTTCCTACCTTTTGAAGCTTCCCATCTGCAACTGCTTTGTTCACCTTGAGTTGAACTGATACAGGGGATAGCTTTCCCTCTAAGGAAGTGTAGACCTCTCTCACTGAAAAGGTGTTTTCAGGCCAATTCACACTAAAAGAGGGGCGACCTTTCTTACGAGGAGTGTTAGTAGTATTATTCATTGGGTAAATTATAAAACCTTTTATTATTAATGTCAAATATTATTTTGCATTTTTATCATTTTTGTGGGATATTATTTTATATGACTGTTTTAGAAGGCTCAGGCAAATTATTTGAATGGTTTTCGCAAAAGGATAAATTTAATTTTGATGAAGACATGGGAAAACTATTACCAAAAGCAAAAAAAGAAGAAAGGGCTGCAATTAAATGTGCTCTTGAAGAATTTGAAAAAATGGATGTTCTCAAATCTACAGATATCAACGCTGAAAGATACTGGATTTTAAACAAAAAATTTGATACCTTTGAGCAAGACCTCAAGATTTCACCCAAAACAGGATTACTTATTTCACAATTAATTAATAATTTTTGTGAAATTCTAGAGATAGAAGATGAAGAATGCGATCCGCGCAACATCACCGAACAAGATATTAATAATCTTCTGTTGATATGTTATCGCTTCATAGACAACAAGGAAACCGACCCCTCTAAAAACTAATGAAAACTCCATTTTTTATAGGTCTTTCGGGAATAGCTGGCTCAGGCAAGGATACCTTTTTTGAGTTTTTGAATTTAGAGTTACAAAAAAAAGACATAAAGGTTAAGCGTTACTCTTTTGCTGATCTGCTTAAAGATGAAGTGGCTCCATGGACTTTACAGCATTACAAAATTGATGCTCGGGACTGCTCTCGAGAGGACAAAGAAAAAATTAGACCATTTTTGATTTTTCACGGAACCTACAAAAGGTATACTAGCAACGGAAGACACTGGGTTAATCGTCTCAATGGGAGAATTAAGTGTGAACTAGAAGAGGATAATAATATACCTGATATTATTTGCATAACAGATATAAGATATAATCATTACCCCCTTGATGAAGTTTACTGGCTAAAAAAAGAAAAAAAAGGTGTTTTAATCCACATTAATCGCTATAAAGAGGGGAAAAAGCGCGTTGCGATGATTCCTGAAGAAGAAAAGCACACCCCCAAGGTAGAAAGAGCAGCTGATTATGTAGTGAACGTAAACACAGTAGAGAAAAGCAAAATGCCTGAAGTTATTAGTGCTAAAATTTGTCCAATATTGCGCTGGCTCCAGACCTCAAAAGAAGTAAGCGAAGGTGGCTATGAATGGCAAAAATCACTGACACAGAACTTGTAAAAAATGTAAAATTAAATTCCTGCAATAGCAGCTTAAAAGAATTAATTTACAGACACTCTGCTCTGTGTGTAGATATATGTAAGAAATATACCCCAGCCCTCCAAGCGTCCGGGGTTTCTGTTGATGACGTTTACAAAGATAAAGATTACATTGTTTACAAATCGGCGTTAAGCTTTAATCCTAATAAAAATGTAAAATTTTCTACATGGCTGGGAAATCAAGTTAGATACTATTGCTTGAACACTATTAACAAGAATGGAACCTTGCTATCAGTAGACACTGATCATCTTGATTATCTTTCGTCCCAAAAAGAAGATTTAAATGAAAAAAAATATGACCTAGAAATAGAATATGTTTTTACCATCTTATCCAAACTCAAAGACACCCGCATAAAAGATGTTTTTAATTATCGTTATTTTAAAACCAATAAAAACAAAATGCCTTGGTCTGAAATTGCGCTGAAAATGGGGATAAGCACCCAAACCGCCATTAATCTCCACAAAAGAGGAATTAAAATTTTAAATAAAAAAATGAATTCCAATGATCCTGACATTATATGAGTTCTTCAAAAAATATTAGCTCTCGTCCATATTTAGTGGGAGAAGATGGCAAAAGAGAAGCAGAAAACATTCTTAATGTAGAAAAGAATCTTAAGAATAAATTTTGCAGTCGTCCTTTTGATTTTTTCGAGGCCCAAGACCTAGGAGAAGGAAAGGTTTTTGTGTGTTGCCCTACGTGGCTCAACGTTGAGGTGGGAAAGTTAACTGAGCAGTCTGTTGATGAAGCATTCAACTCAGAAACAAACCAAGAGGTAAGAAAAAGTATTTTAGATGGTAGCTTTAAATATTGTAATCACAAACTATGCCCAATGATTCAGAATAACTCGCTGCCCAACAAAAAGGACATAACTAATGAACGTCATGTGAAAATAATACAGAACGAGCAAACCAAAGGTCTTGCTCCCATAGAATACAATTTATGTTATGATCCTTCTTGTAATTTATCCTGTCCAAGCTGTAGGGTAAATAAAATTTATTTAACTAGTGGCCCCCAGTACGAACGGAAATTAACTATCCAACAAAAAATAATTAATGAAATATTTGGAGAACCACATAAAAATTATTGCAAAGTTAATGTAACTGGATCAGGTGATCCTTTTGGGTCAAAAATTTTTAGGGAATTCCTGTTCAATATAGAGGGAGAAAAATATCCCAATATTGAAATATCCCTCCAGACAAATGGAGTGATGTTTACTCCAAAATACTGGAAGAAGATGAAAAAGATACACAAAAATCTTAAAACTATAATCATTTCCGTAGACGCCGCCACACAAGAAACTTATGATATAGTAAGGCGCGGGGGGAATTGGAATTTACTTTTAAATAATTTAGATTTTATTTCTAAGTTAAAACAAAAAAATAAAATTAATTTTTTAAGGTTTGATTTTGTTGTTCAGCGAACCAACTATAAAGAAATGGTAGACTTTGTAAAACTTTCAAAAAAATATAAAATAGATAATTGTTATTTTGGTTTAGTAAGTGATTGGGGCACATGGTCAGTAGAAGAATACAAGAAACATGCTATTTGGAAAAAAGATCACCCAGAATTTGAGGATTTTATGAAAGTTATGAGAAATCCTATATTTGATGAAGAAATAGTAAACCTTGGAAACATTACAGAATATAGAAACAATGCAAAATAAAATCCATTGCCGAAGAACATTGTATACAGGAGGCACTTTTGATTTATTTCATTTTGGTCATCAAAATTTTTTAAAACAATGCAAAAGGATTTCTGATTATGTAGTCGTGTCCCTTAATACGGATGATTTTGTAGAAAGATTCAAGGGTCATAAGCCAATTTTAAATTTTAAAGAAAGAGAACAATCTCTACATTACTGTAAGTACGTAGACAAAATAATTTTAAACGGTGCCGGTGAAGACAGTAGGTCATGCATACTTACAGTAAAGCCTACGATAATTGCCATTGGAGATGATTGGGCAAATAAAGACTACTATAAACAAATGGGGTTTGATCAACAATGGCTAGATGATAACCAAATTACCTTAGTTTATATTCCATATACGAGGGGCATAAGCTCAACAGAAATTAAAGAAAGAATCGTAAAGTCTCATGGAAAATAAAAAAATAGCCGTAATATTTGCGGGACAACCAAGAACTTTCAGATATACTTTTCAAAGTCATTTAAATTTTTTTAAGCTTGATGGTTATGAGTTTGATTATTTCATACATGCATGGAGCGAGCAGTGGTATAGAACGAAAACAGGTACCGACCTAACTAGTTCTAATCCTCTTATAGAAAACATAAATGAACTTAAAGATGAATTAATAAAAATTTACAACCCCAAAGCAATCACAGTTGAATCGCAAAGGGGCTCTGAAGACTTAATAAAGGACATGCAGTCACTAATGCATTTACAAAAAGCTTGTAAATGTTACCTTACTCCGTCCGGTGCTTTTTGGGGCGAGCAGACTATTGATCGGTGGCTAAATGGAACACATGCAGGACAAGTATACTCGTGGCAGAAAGCAGCCAATTTAAAAATAGCTTATCAACAAAAAAATGACATAAACTATGATGGTGTTATAAAATTTAGGTTAGACAATATACTGGATTACCACCCCGAAGTAAAAAAACAAAAATTTTTAGATCAAATTTGTAACTATGAAAGGGGTGGCTTCATAAATAGAAACAAAAATGATGAGCACAGAACAAGAATGAGATTCCAATGGCAAAACAAACCTTCAAAAAATTATTGGCACGTTGGAGATATGATGTTTGGGGGGCCAAGTCACATTTTTGATAAGTTAATGAAAGACATTTATATATTTCATATACGAAGCTACTGCAACATAATTGGAGATTTAAATGGCGAATGGTCTCACCTTGGGTCTTCGGAGGGGGTGTTAGGTAAAAAATTAGTTTTTGAAGAAATTAGTACAGACACTCTTCAAGTAGGTCACTTTCCATATAGAGACTACCATATAAGTTATCCTGATCAAAGCTATAAGGCTTTATGCCAAGTTCGTCAGAAAGCTGATGAAGGGCGCATTCTGAAGACGGAATTTTAAAAATGAAAATTGCTGTATGTATATTTGGTCAACCACGCTTCTTTAAAGAGGCAGCAGAATCTTTTAGAAAAGAATTCTTAGACATGCCTAATCACGAAGTTGATGTATTTATACATTGCTGGGATGAGGTGGGTTACACGCCAGACGATGACATAAAAGAAACCAATGAGAAACCCGATGCCCAAAGACTCAAAGATGACATATGGAATAATTACGGTGGTAAAACTGGCAACATAAAATCTATAGAAATAGAATCGCCAGAAAAAAAGTTTTATGAAATTGCCGATAGCTTAGGAAAAGTAATCGAAACTATTAGGGATGAAAGGCTCTACGAAGATGCAGACTGGCGCAAATACATGGGTAAACTCAAATTAAAAGGGATGAATAAAAAGTTCACTGATTGCGCTGTCGTAAGAATTGCAGGTGGGAAAGTTTTAAGGTATGAAATGGGTCAATTTTATAGCATTTCTAATGTTATACAGCAGAAGGCTTTTTACGAAAAAGAAAATGATTTTAAATATGATTTAGTAGTCCGTGTTAGAACTGATTCATTTTATATACCTTTCGAGCTCTATGGAAATAATGAAGATGAGTATTATAAAGATAAAGAAAAGTATTACTCTTTATTACACACTTATTACGATGGAATAGGCTTAATGGGGCACGGCTTAAAACTTATTTGCGGCATTGGTAATGGTTCACTGTTGCCGGGAAAGGAAAGAAAAGACACAGGTTACTTTACTGACCTTGAACATGTAGAATTTAATAATGGTAGATTGATTAATCTAGTTAATGCTCCTTACGAAAAGGGGCCAGCTATTTTAGAAAATATATTAGACCAAAATGGCATGTTTTCATTTCCTTGGAAAATTCACCTTAAAGATTGGATACTAATGGCTGATTCAGACACAGCGAACAGAGCGTGGGGTGCTTCGTTAAGTACTTATATGGCTTTTGCTATAAATGATTTAATTAGGTTTTTGGGTAGAAAACAGGTTGGGTTTATGCCGGGTGGAGAAGTTCTAAATGGCTTGTGTGGGTTACTTGGCAATGCGAAAATGTGCGCTGTACCAGATTATACGAAAGAACCTAATATTGACGGTCTCAAGGTAAACCGGTGGAGTGGTTTAGATTTAGAAAGAAACAAAAAAAGGACATTGAAGATTGTACACACTAATATAGAAAAAAGAAAAGATAATTTTATTGGTAAGCGCGGAGAAGGTAATTTACATGTCCCACACGGGGGAGAGGCTATGCCCCACGGCACACACAAGGAAATGGTTCGAAGGTTAATCTTATACGCAAGGTCAAATCTTGATAAAGAAAATATAATTTGCAAAATATTTTGCAACAATAAAAAAAATGAAAACCGCAGCATTCATTCCAATTAAAAGTAACTCAGAAAGAGTGAAAGGCAAAAACTTTGTAGAGCTCTGCGGAAGAAAATTATACGAACACATTATTCTTAATGTTAAAAAAGCAAATTGTTTTGATTCTATTTATGTAGACACTGATAGTCTAGAAGTTAAAGATTTTTGTGATAAAAAAGGTGGGATTTTCATAATTGAAAGAGAACCTCGCTTGGCTTCAAATAGTGCAAATGGCAACGACCTTTTAAATTATCATGGTAAAAAATTTCCTGCTTATGATTTATATTTTCAACTGTTTGCTACTGCCCCCTTTTTAAAGCCACAAACTATCGCAGACTGTGTTCACAAGTTATCTACTACTAATAATTTTGACTCTATATTAACTGTTGTAGAAGAATTCGGGTGGTACTGGGTAAATGGTGTCCCTGTAAATTATAGGCCCGGGGTTTTACCAAGAAGTCAAGATGCTGTGCCCGTTTTAAAAGAAACAACTGGACTCTATGGAGTAACCAAGGAAGCTTTGAATAAATATCGGTGTAGAATAGGGGCTAAACCGTTTTTTAATAAAGTTACCAAAGTGGAAGCAATTGATTTAGATACAGCAGAAGATTTTAAATTTGCTAATAGCTTTGGGCAGTGCATGGAGGCTGAAAGTAACTTACCATCCCCTTGGATATATGACGACGAATGTGTATAATTGATAAATTAGAGTGCGCTTTCATTCCTCTGTGTAAGGTAGCGTCTAGTAGTCTACTCACTCATTTCGCAGAAGAGGTCTATGACGATGAATATCTGAATAATTTAAAACAAAAAACAACAGCATCTACATACAGGGGGATATTGAGAAAAAAAATGCATAATGATTTTGATGTTAATTATCGTACCCCCGATAACAAACCTAGGCTTGAAAAGTATTTTTCTTTTGCTTTTGTAAGAAATCCTTGGCACCGAATAGTGTCGGCATATTTACAATTCCTGAGGTGGAAAGAAACTCAATTAAAGACGCAATCAGAAAGAAAGGATTTTGCAGGACTATCTGTTTTAAAAATGATGGAGTTAATGGATAATAATTTTTCTTTTGAGAGCTTTGTTAATTTTGTAAAAAATATAGAGAGGAATCACTCAGAGGAAGTAAATCATCATTGGCGTTCCCAAGTTGGTAGACTTTACATTGAAGGTTTACATCCCATTGATTATAATTTTATTGGTAGGTTAGAATCAATAGATAAAGATTTTTTCTATGTCGCAGACAAGCTTAACTTAAAACACAAAACCCTTTCAAACTTTAATCATTTTGAAGAATACAACTACAAAGAATTTTATACGAATAAAAAATTGATAGATGATGTAGCAGAATATTACACTAGAGATATAGATGTGTTTAAATATGAGTTTGATAACCCATCATATATCGTCCACCCTTAGGCTAATTTTCATCCCCGTTTTAAAATTCGTTTTTTTTGAATTTGAAGATCAATTAATAATTTTTTTGGATAAAATTTTTATTACAAATTGAGATATATTAAAAGCTCGGGGTAAGTAAGTTGTACTAAAATTTCTTTCGCTAAGTCTTCAGGCAAGCTGTCAACCTTAAACCCCTCTTCTTCTGCCCATGACCATTTTTTCATATTTATTTTAAAAGGATAAATTACATTAGAAGATTTGTCTTCCATAAGAACTAAAATTACCGGTCGTGAGCCTACCGAAATCAGTGCGACATTTTCGAGACCGTAAGGATAATTAGTAAAAGGTAAATCCTTCGTTTCGGCTTGGTGTTTAATCTTTAAAACTTCTTTTGTTAACGTGGGATGCACTTTATTATTTACACCAAAAGGAAGCAAATCAGTGTAATTAATAAGACAATGAAATTATGCATTATTATAGATGTACAGACTGCGAGCCTAGCGCAAAGAATAGACTTCTCTACTCCCGTTTAGATGGAAGAGAAGACAGGGTTGTCTATAAATGTCCTCATTGTAATAAAGAATTTAGTTTTTCACGCGATTTCCCTACTCCACATAAATGTAAAGTCAAATATGGCTAATTTAAACCAGAAAGGAAAAAATCATGTATTATTACCAATGTCCCTACTGTTCCCCCTCCCAAGAAAACAGACTAGAGGAATCAGTACAAGAAAGAACTAAGGGAAAAATTTTCCCTAAGAAAATCAGCATAAAGTCAATGAAATGTAAAAAATGTAAGAATCTTTTTAGCATTACTCCTGAATTTCTTAAAGAGCAAAAAAGAAAGATAAAAGATGGATAATTTTTTATTCTTTTTTTAGAAATAGACTTAAGGCACCGCTATAATATAGCAATTATGAAAACTTTTTTATCTCTTTTTATGTGTGGAATTCTCACCGTTACAACTGCGGTGGGTGAAAACAAGACCATTGCAGAGCATTTACAGAATATATCGGTTACTATTCGGGCCGAAGGACAATTTACAGCAGGAGAAGGTTCTGGGGTTATTTTTACACGAAAAGATTCACAAGGAAATTTGGTGAACTTTATTTGGACTGCCGCCCACGTCATAGATAACCTCCGTGCCGAAAGGAAGGTTTTAATTAATGGTAGTCCTAAAACCCTAGTGGAGTTTAAAGACCCAGTAGTTATTAAAGAAATTAGACAAAACGGGAGAACGGTGGGAAGACTTCAGATGGATGCAGAGGTATTAAAATATAGCGATGCCACTGATGGTCATGACCTTGCGCTCCTTCGTATTCGTAAGCTTAATTTTGTTACAGACAGTGTAACATTCTACCTTGATAAAGAAATCCCTTCCTTGGGCACCGACCTACTTCACGTTGGCTCTCTATTGGGCCAATTAGGTGCGAATTCCATGACAGACGGAATTTACTCGCAACATGGTAGAATTATCAAAAGCCTTAATAAGCACGTGTTCGATCAGACAACTTGTGTCGCTTTTCCCGGAAGTTCTGGGGGTGGAATTTTCCTGAAGCGCGATGGTAAGGCGCGGTATGTAGGAATGTTGGTGCGCGGAGCGGGAGAGGGTTTTAATCTTATCGTACCTATTCGCAGGATGGTTGACTATTGCAGCAAACATAAAATTATGTGGGCCCTAGATTCTAAAGTAGCAATGCCTGACGAGGAGACTCTTCAAAAGATGTCTATCGAAAATACCCCCAAGGAAAAGAAAGAAGAAGAAAAAGCTAAAAAAGAAACAGATGAAAAAGCCTTTCCACATATGATTCGTATTATTAAAATTAACCCAACTTTAATTAATAAAAGGATAAAACAATGAAAAAAGTAATTATTTGTCTATTTGTAGCTGCTTCTGTAGCTATGGTGGGATGCCGCGATGCGGCTACCTGTACCAAGTGTTCATGTAACGCTGGGTGCTGTGACTCGGGCTCTTGTGCGGTGGAAAACTGCTCGTGTGCCTGTACCAAAGGGTAAAAACATTTCACTTTTATTTACCAAAGTGTAAATAATTGAAATGAAAATTGAGAAACAGAGCCATGACACGTGGGAAGTAGACTTTTCTGACGAAATCCGTGACACACGCCAACCCTTTAGTGTTGCCAACGGGAAAGAAAAAGACTGTGGATGCGGAGAGGGTTGCGGCTGCGATGAGACTGAGGGGGCCGAACGCTTTGGTGGCAAAAAGCGCAGTGCTCTCAAGGATAGCGACTTCCTAGACCCAAAACGCCGCTCTTTTCCCGTCATGTCTTGTAAGGACGTAAAAGACGCGGTGAGTACGTGGGGAATGTACAAAGGCTCCATGAGTTTCGAGCAATTCAAGGAGAAGCTTACAAGACGTGCCAAAAAATTAGGGTGCGAAACCTCTCTTCCTGCCAAATGGAAAGGTGAATCTAAGTCTGCCCACAAAACTAAAAAAGAATGGGACAAAATCGACGAAAAAGAACTCAAGCGTGATACAAAAAAAGAAAAGGTGCAACACGAAAAAGATGCCCTTAAAGACGACAAAGAAAAAATTAAAAAGCTTGAAAAAGGAAAACCCTCTGAAAAGAAAAACATCGAAATCCACGATATTAAAAAAGACGAGCAGTACGACAAGAAAAACAAAAAAAAGTACAGCAAAGGTGAAAGCTATCGACATCAACAAGAGACCTTAGAACATAAAGAAGGACTACAAGATGCGTGGGAACTCGCTCGTGACAGTCGGCTTCAGAAAATTAAGCACCATCAAGATGCAATTAAAAATCTTCAACAAGAAATCCAACAGCTAGAGAAAGATCGGCGCGAAGACCTAAAAGACGTAAAATTTGAAAAAAAGTAATTTCAAATGCCACTCCCATCTAAAAAAAGTAAAGAGTCTCAATCAGACTTTGTTTCTCGATGTATGAGTGACCCCGTCATGAATAAAGAATTTCCCAAAGACAAGCAGCGTGCTGCTGTATGCTACAACCAATACAAAGAAGCCAAAAAGTCCAAAGGTTCAGAAGTTAACGAAGATGATTGGTTTGAAATTTCAGAAGACCCCTTTATTCTGTATTAAATAAATCCCCTCCCCCAAACACACAGTAAGAAATACTTCTATCTTGAATAAAAGATTCTTCATATAGGTAGCTTATTATATTTTTGATGTCCCTATCGTTGATTTCGTCCTGTGGGTCATAAATATATATCTTATCCAATTTCCAGCATCCTGCTGTATCGTATTCGACATCTACCACAAAACCATTTATAACGATTGATTCCATGAGACAAGAGATTTTATATCAGTTAAAAGCGAATTAACTTCCGGGAACCTAATAGAACTTCTTTTAATGGTAAGGGGATAATTTAACTCAGTATCCAAACGAATTCCCTCTTCTTTTTCCTCGGGGGTAACGTACTCATCTACACAGTCCATCAGCCCAAGTTTTTTCATGTAATAAAAATAAGGGTCTTTCATTTCTTGCTCTACCTCCAAAAGAACTCCTAAATATAAATCTAATTTAGAAACCATCGTGATATGGCGTAACGCTAGCACATCACTCGGAGGGGTGTCTACCAACTGAGATACAATAATCAAATTCACAATATTCTTTACACTCGTGTAATTAATAATGTGAGAGCAAAGCCCACAATTCTTCAATTAAATGGACTTCAAGTAGAAGTTTTTAAAACAAAAATCAAAATTCACGATAGTCAGAGTGACGTTTCTGAAGACGAAGCCGAAAAAATTGTAGAATATCTTTATAGGGAGGGTTTTATAGCCGCTAAAAGCATAGTGTGCGAGCTAATAAGGAGGGACAAATGAAAAATAAAAACCATTGTTATAAAAGTGTGTACAGTATGTTCAATGTTGAAATAATTAAATTATACAACGAAAAAGAAGGAAAAAATCAATTAATTTATCTTTACTGCGATAAAAAAAATCATAAGCCCACAAAATATAGAATAGTGTAATATATTCTGTACTATATAGAATGGAAAGAATTCTAAATTTTATAGACGAGTTGCTCGAAAAAGCAGAGCACGACGATTACCTCGAGTATCAACGAACACACATGAAAAGTGAAAGCTTTTACACTTATAATTTAAAAGTTTTAAAAATGATAGTAAAAGAAGAATACGATGAAAAAAACAAAGAAAAAAGACCTCCAAGATAGCTTGTTTATGTCTTTTAAAAGCTTGCACTGGTGGGAAGAAGAAGTGAAAAACTACTTATATTTTTTTGACAACGCCACTAAAACTAAATATAATAAAAGAATCTTAAAAAGAAACCAACAGGCATATGAATCCCTAGTCAACAGGGGAAATGTAGAACTAAATATTATAGAAAATATCGAAAAAGAAATTCACAAATATAATGCCCAAAAGAAAAAAAAATAAAATGTATTTAGTTTTAGCGCGGAATAATAATTACATGCATGGAGTTTTTCCTTACTCAGAAGAAGGAAAAAAACAAGCTGAAGCCTATATAAAAAAAGCTACCCAAGAAAAAAAAGAAGAATTTTATATACAAGAAAGATAATACCATGAGTAATATTTTTTCAACTGTTCAACCCATTTTGATGTTAGAACTTACAGAGCCAAACGGCAACACTGTAATCGTTAACACCGAAAACATTCTTTATCAGCACGTTTCAACAGGGATCGGCACCACTATTACTTTCATCGGAAACGAAGTACTGTCAGTAAAAGAAGAAATAACCGTGCAGTGGTTACAGGAAAACACCTAACAGAGTAATACTGTCTCAGTCTTATCGGCGTCAATGGTGTGACGCACTGGCACGCCCTGCACTAAAAACCTCTTATTTTAGGGTTTTTTATTGGCATCAAAGGTGCTTAATGCTATTACTATGATATTAGCAAATAGATTATTCAATGATGTATTCACCAACTGGGACAAAGTTTTTTTCGCTGGCGATTATCCTTGCTGGCACAAAAACCACAACGCTCGAAGCAAAGAATTTGAGGATTCCTATGAGTATTATGTTCCGTTGCCCGGGGTCAAGAAAGAGGATATAAAAGTTACTCTAAATGATGGAGAAGTACACCTCACTACGAAGAAAGATGAAGGTACTGCCAACTATTCTTTCCTCATCCCTGAAGATGTGAACTTAATCAAGCAGCCGTCCGCTCGCCACGAGGATGGCCTTCTGACTATTAAATTAAATAAAAAAGAAAGGACCAAAGCCCTAGAAATAAAGATAAAATAAAATTTGACAAACCCTCAAAAAGAAATTACCATATAGCCTATGACAGAAACTAATCCAAATACTAACGCCCCGAGTGTTACAACTGTTAAAACCATCTATGCACGTATTGTGCTGATGCTATTAGCAGCTAACCTTCTTTTTACTGGCTATGTGGTCAATAGCTTGTACAAGAAGCAAGAGGCACTCACTGAGGGGCAATACCAACAAAGCACGGAGGCTAGCTCCACCACTACACCGCAACCCCCTCCACAGACCGAGGCTTCCTCTGCGGAAAATAATTCTGTGCCTACTGTAAGTACCCGTAAAACTACGGAACGTTCAAAATGACCAGCAGTAACTCCCTGCACAGTATCCGTCACCCCTCCTTCGGCGAGCGGGGGTGGCGGATTTTTTCTTGACAAACAATTAAAATAGTATTATAGTATTCTTATTATGAGCGACAAACAATACTCAAGCATCGGTGCTCTATGGGCACGAGAAGCCAAAAGCAATAACCAAAAGTATCTCGCTGGTCATGTAAAGCTTGATATCGACGGAGAAGAACGGTCTGTAAAAGTTGTTGTTTTTCGAAACAACAACAAGCAATCCGACAGGTCTCCAGACTATCAAATTTACAAAGCACGCCCACCCCAAAACCAAGAGGAGGCTGCTACTGTCAGTGCCTCAACTGCCAGTCCCTCAACTGGGGACGATGAAGGGGGTGAGCTTCTCTAGTTAATTAAGTAAATATACTTATCCACATCGGAAGATTTTCTTCCGATTTTTTTTGTCTTTTTAGAGAATTTATCATATACTATAAATATGGATTTTGCCGTTAATGTTCCCCTCAATAGCGTAAGTTTTGGTCAAGTTTCTATTGCGATCTTGAAGGAGCTAAAAAAGAAAGGCCATAACCCTTCTATTTTTCCTATCTCAGAGAATGTAGACCTCTCTACGCAAGAAGATAACAAAGATTTTACCGAATGGATAACTAGAGGCATCCAGAAAGCTAACCGTTCCCATAAAAGAGATATGCCCACCTTCAAACTTTGGCATATAAATGGTTCTCTTGGTTCTTTTAGCAAGAATCAAATTTTATTTACTTTTTATGAACTTGATCAACCCACTCCTGAAGAAGTTAATATTGTTAAAAACAATTCAAAAGTTTTATTTTCGAGCTCGGAAACTACCCAAATTTATAATTTTCTAGGGATTGATAATGTTCACACAGTCCCCCTTGGATTTGATAAAGATAACTTTCACACAAAAGAAAAAACTTACTTCAAGGATAACCGAATTACCTTTAATGTGGTGGGCAAATTTGAAAAACGAAAACATCACCAAAAGTTAATAAAAGCATGGCTAAAAAAATACGGCAACAAGGAAGGATACTTTTTACAAATTTCTGTTTTTAATCCCTTTATAAAACCAGAAGATAATCAAAAAGTTGCTACTATGCTACTTGAAAATAAAAAATATTTTAATGTTAATTTTTATGGCTTCATGGCTAAGAATAGCTTGTATAATGATTTTTTGAATTCTGGTGACATCATTCTAGGGATGTCAGGGGGAGAAGGCTGGGGTCTTCCTGAATTTCATTCAGTTGCTATGGGAAAACACGCGGTTATCTTGAACGCTTCCGCTTACAAAGAGTGGGCAAACGAAAAGAACTCCGTACTAGTCGATCCCTGTGGTAAAATTCCCGTTTATGATAATATGTTTTTCCAAGAGGGACAACCCTATAACCAAGGAAATATTTACAACTTTGACGAAGATGCATTTATTGAAGCTTGCGAAGAGGCCGTTAAGAGAACTAAAAGTAATAGGGTTAACAAAGAAGGCTTAAAGCTACAAGAAGATTTTACTTACGCAAAAACAACCGATGCTATCTTAAAACATTTAGAGGATATTCAATAGTGCCAATCTATATTTTTAAAAATCCCCGTACAGGAGAAACAAAAGAAGTGCGCCAGCGCATGACTGAAAAGCATACCTATGTTGATGAAGACAATCTAGAGTGGACCAGAGTTTTTATTCCATTAAATTTTTCTATTGATACGCAGCCCGATATCTTCTCTTCCGAGTCATTTGCCGAGACTACCTCTAACAAAAAAGAAAATATTGGAGACCTCATGGATCGCGCTAAAGAAGCAGCCGAAAAAAGAAAAGACAAATTAGGATATGACCCTGTCCAGAAGAAATGGTTTGAAAATTACAGCAAACAACGAAAAGGCAAACGTCACCCTAATGACCCCGCCCAATAAAATTCAAAAGACCCCTTACACTTCAAAGGGGTCCATGGACAAAAAAACCTTCCCACGTCATTTTTTGCTTTTCTTTTGCTTAAAACTGATGTAATATAAGCTAATCGAACAAAGGTTTCGCGCAATGTCCAAAGGTATTCAAGTAAAGAAAAGAAACGGTAGGCTTCAAGAGCTTAACATAAACAAGATAAACCGTTGTGCCGAAAGAGCTTGCGCGGAGATAGAAAATGTTTCGGCAAGCGAAGTAGTACTAGACGCCCACGTTCAATTTTACGATAAAATTCCTACAGCAGAAATTGATAAAGCCCTTATCATGTCTGCGCGTCAAAAAATAGAAAAGGAACCTAATTATGCCTATGTAGCTTCGCGTCTTTTACTGTTTACTATTCATAAAGAGGTGTTTGGTGAGAGCCGAGATAAAGATGCCTTTGAACACCAATATAGACTTTCCTTTATCCGTAACACCAAGAAACTGGCAAAAGAAACCATTCTAGACAACAAGCTTCTAGACTTTGACCTAAAGAAGCTGTCAGAAGCGTTGGTATTAGAAAGGGACTTTAAGTTTAAATACTTAGGGTTGCAAACTCTCTATGATCGTTACCTTCATCACATTGGTGGTAGGCGCATGGAAACCCCCCAAGCTTTCTGGATGCGTGTATCTATGGGGTTAGCTTTAAATGAAAAAAATAAAGAACAAAAAGCCATCGAATTTTACAACATTCTTTCTAACTTTTTTTTATGTTGTTCAACTCCTACTCTGTTTAATAGTGGTAGCACCCATAGTCAGCTTTCTAGCTGTTATCTTAATACTTTCGATGATTCCATTGACGGTATATTTGAAGGCCTGTGGCAAGAAGCTAGAAAAAGTAAATTTGCTGGAGGTCTTGGCTTCGATGTTACTAACTTTCGCGCTTCTAATTCTTATGTTAAAGGCACTAATGGCAAGTCTTCTGGTTTAATCCCGTGGCTTAAAATTTATAATGATACCCTTATTGCTGTTGATCAAGGAGGCAAAAGGCCCGGGGCAGGATGTGCTTACCTTGAGCCGTGGCACTTAGATGTCGAAGACTTTCTCGATCTTAAAAAAAATACAGGTGATGAACGACGTAGGTGTCACGACATGAACACGGCTCACTGGTTACCAGATATTTTTTTCCGTAAAGTAGAAAAGGATGAAGATTGGTATTTGTTTTCTCCAAGCGATGTAAGAGACTTACATGAACTCTATGGAGAAAAATTTGATAAACAGTACAATAAATACTGCAAGATGGCCGATGATGAAGAGATAAGTAATTATAAAATTATAAAAGCCAAAGAGCTTTGGAAAAAAATGCTTAGAGTTCTTTTTGAAACGGGCCACCCATGGATAACATTTAAAGATAATTCTAATATGCGTTATTCTAACTCTCACGAGGGAGTAATTCATAGCTCTAATCTTTGTACCGAAATTTTTCTTCACACTAAACCCTCTAAGTTTGACGAGGGACAAAAAACCACAGTAGGTGAAACAGCGGTGTGTAATCTTAGTTCAATAAACTTAAAAGAACACCTTAAAGATAATGGCAAACTAGATTTTAAACAGCTAGCAAAAACTATTGCACTTCAGATGCGTATGCTAGACAATGTAATAGATTTAAACTTCTACCCTACTAAAGAGGCCGAAAAGGCTAATCTAGCACACCGCCCCGTAGGGGGTGGCAGCATGGGGTGGGCAGATGTATTTCATGCCTATAAAGTTAATTTTTCTTCCGACGAAGCAGTAAAATTTTCTGATGAATTATATGAATTTATATCTTATCATTCTATATTAAACTCTAGCAAGCTTTCTCAAGAGCGTGGTTCTTATCCTACCTACGAAGGCTCCCTGTGGAGTAAAGATATTTTACCTATTGATACTTATAAAAATTTAATGGATTATTTAGATTGTAAGCCCATTATTCATAGAGGAAAGAAATTTATACCCGATTTAGATTGGAAAATAGTCCGCACCCACATTAAAGAACATGGAATGCGTAACAGTAATACCATGGCAATCGCTCCAACCGCAACCATATCTTATATACAGGGCTGCTCTCCTTGTGTTGAGCCAGATTTTTCAGTACTGTTTGTATATGAAAATAAAAGCGGCAATCTTACTATAGTTAACGAGTGGTTTATTAAAGAGTGCAAAGAAAGAGGGTTATGGAATGCCCATATGGTGGAAGCCATAAAATCTGTAGATGGTGACCTCCAAAGACTAAATGGCGATATCCCCGAAGACCTCAAAGAAAGATTTTGCACGGCATTTGATCATGATCAATTTAAATTAATTGAAAGCGCAGCAGCAAAACAAAAATGGATAGACATGGGACAGAGCTTAAACTTGTTCAATAATAAAAATTCATTAAAATATTTAAATGATTTATATTTTCATGCACGAAACCACGGTTTAAAATCCACCTACTATTTAAGGAATAAGAGTGCAAGCGAAATTGAAAAAGCTACGATTACTAGTAACACTAGTAATAGTGATACAACTAATAGCAATGATGACCCTGTTGGTCTTCAAGCTTGTTCGGTCTTAGACCCAACGTGTGAAAGCTGTCAGTGACTAAACTAAACCAACGAAATAATTAATGAGTAAAGACGGTCAGTTGTTAGGTGAAGAAATTGCAGGGGTTAACCAAATTCTCCCCCACAAGCACAAGTTCGCATGGGACTTGTTTATTAAGGGTACTGCCAACACTTGGTCACCCGCCGAGATAAACATGTCAACCGACATTGACCAATGGAAAGGGGAAGACCTTACCCCCGATGAAAAGTTACTTGTTAAAAGGTGTCTAGGTTTTTTTGCTGGGACAGAATCCCTAGTTGGCAACAACCTCCTGCTTAGTGTCAACCGATGGGTGACTGATCCAGAATGCCGCCAATATATCCTCAGGCAAGCATACGAAGAATCTTTACACAACTGGACAATTGTTACCTGCTGTGATAGTTTTAGATTAAAAGTCTCCGAAGTTTATGAAGCTCATATGAACGTCCCGTCCATAAGGGATAAGGATAATTTTCTTATGGAGATTACCACTAATGTTAATCGTCCTGACTTTAACACAAAAACAATAGAAGGCAAAAGAGAATTTCTTCGCAACCTTATTAGCTACTATACAATTTGCGAGGGAACTTTTTTCTTTAGCGGCTTCGCAATGCTACTTGCTTTAGGCCGTCAAAATAAGCTACCGGGGTTATCAGATCAAATTCGTTATACCTTAAGAGACGAAAGTCTACACATAGAATTTGGTGCATATTTAATCAATACAATAAAAGAACAATATCCATCGGTGTGGACAAAAAAATTCAAA